TGGATGATTTGGATTATTAACATAGTTAGATCCATTATTGTAAGCAGTACCGCTTGATTTTTTAATACTTAATGTTGGTGAACTACCACTAGCTTGTAATGTATGGCCTGATATTTTTAATGGTCCAAAAGCTCTTACAAAATCATCATTACGTTGAGAAATTCCATATCCTAATTGAGGAGCATTATAAACCCCAGTAGACACACTACCTGATAAGTGTAATACAACTCCTATTTCAATTTGAGTATCCCATTGATTAACATCAGTACTACCAATTGGAACTATTTGTTGATTAATAGCTCCAGCAGAAGTTACACTAATATAAGTAATTTTAGCTGATCCTGAATTTATAATTGGTTGGTTTGTGAAATTATCCCAATTGATATATTGTACTGTTGGAAAAGGATTAGCACTTCCTGTACTAGCATTTAATGTTACTATAATGCCTGAACCTGAAGATAAGTTAAATGTTGTTGAACCTGGGGTTGAGCTTAAAACACCTCCTGATAATAGACCTGTATATAAATTACCTTCTATCCAACGAAGACGGACGTTGTTAGTATATCCTGATCCATTTTGCGCAAAGTATAAATCGTTTGTAGATCCACTTACATAAATGTAAGAGGCTGATACTGTGGTATCTAAATTTGTTGATACAGGATTAAATTGAAGATATCCTGTTATTGTTTCACTTCCTGATACTTTGAAACTACCTGTTAATTGAGTATTTCCAGTTAAAGTATTATTACCTATTTGAATAGTTGATCCTGAAACTAATAATGATCCTGTTTGAGTAACTGAACCAACATTTGTTGAATTACCAATAAACGTTTGTGATCCAGTTACATTTAAACTACCAGTTACAGTAACAGTCCCTACAACATCTAAACTTCCTGTAATTCTAGCAGACCCAGTATATGGAAATGATGAAGCATTTGCTACATAAGAAGCTGTTAGTGCATATGATGCACTTAGAGCTAAGTTACCTGCTGTGTAAATAGAGCCAGTTACAAATGAAGCTGTGGCCACATAAGAAGCAGTAGCACTTAATGTATTTGTATTAGCATTATATGAAAAGCTAGAACTATTTACATATAGTGATTGACTACTAGAACCTGAGATAACAAATGTAGGATACCAAACACCAGTTTGGGTATTGTTCATTGTTACCGCGGCTGTAGAAGTTGCGACTCCTTGAGCTACTGTTATAGGAAACGTTGTACCATCACCTTTTGTAAAAGTAATAGTAGAAGAGTTTACTGTTGCACTAACAACACCTTGAAGTGGAAGTGATGATGTGGTTGCAAAACTTGCACTAGTTACTGATGATGTTATAAAATATGAAGCTGTGGCCGCATAAGATGCTGTTTGGGCTAATGAAGATGTTAAATTATAAGAAGAACTAGCTGCCCAACTTGATGTTCCAAATAATGATCCTGTGATGCCAGAAGATACGTTTAATGATCCAGTTATAGTGACACTACCAGATACATCTAAAATACCATTTAAATTAGACTCTTTTCCTACTCCAACTTTAGATTGAGAGATAAATAATACCTGCCTACCAAACTGCCCAATACGAACTGTATTGTCAGAAAATGCTTCGATGATCGGAAGACCAGCTACAGTATTTACTGAGAATAAGGATCCGGATAAAGAATCATCTACTGAGAAAAGACGGCCAGATGTTCCGTCTACAGTGAATACACTAGATCCTGAAGCTAAAATAGCTAAAGATCCTGAGATCGCGGATGACCCTGTTACGTTTGCTCCGCCTTGGTCTACTATGAGACCATTTTTGACTTTAAATTCGTTTGCCATGTGTATTCACTGTTTTCACTGTCCAACAGTTATTGATAAATATATTAAGGAATCGGATTAGGATCTGTCCATTCTGTGGTTGTTAAAATATTTAGTATCTCTTCATAAGTGTAAGGCCCTTCTTTTGTTTCTAGAGAATCTACAGAAACAGGAATTGTTTCTCCATCCCATTTTACAAAAGTTTTTGTTTGGTCTACAGATTTTCTTACTGTTTCTTGAGATGTTTCTAATACTTGAGTAAAGTCAACGTTTGGTAGTTCTAATACGTTGAAGATCATAAATTCTCTAGTTGCGTATGCCATAGTTTATAAATTAAAGCGTGATTTTTGTGCGTTATAGTTTTGTAGGACTTCTGTTGATGATAGGGCTCTGTTATATACTTTTATCACAGGAATAATTGCTTGTAAAAAATAAAAATCTCCTCCTATACTACTACATATTTTTAAACCAGTAGAAAATGATCTTGCCGATGTACTGCCCAATTGTTGCGATGTAGTTACTTGATTACCATTTACATATACTACATTTAAAGAAACACTTTGATTTTTTGTATATGTCATTGCTATATTCCTCCATCCACCTCTCATAACAGAGGCTGAGAATCCATAAACATCTCCACCATACGAATTATATCCCATAGTATTATCCTTTGTGTACCAATCAGGTCCACTACCTCCGTCTATCGACCACAACATACTTTCATTTGGAAAAGAAGAACTAATAAACATCTCTATGGTTATCGTTGTATAGTTTGTTAGTGGTATGTTTGGAATATTGAGATAATCATTAGTTCCGTCAAACACAATACTATTATTTGAAAAAGTAGGCCCATTAACTAAAGTTCCATTATACCCATTTCCACTCATATCAGTCCAAGTAGTACCACTACCAGGATAACTATTTCTATCAGCAGCATCTAATGCTAATACTAATCCTGAAGTTACTATTTTACCATTTGCATATTGAGTTGCCATAACTTTAATAATTAAATCTTGATTTTAATGCGTTGTAGTTTTGTTGGATTTCTTGCGCTGAGAGGACTCTGTTATATATTTGAACAGCAGATATATTTCCTAGCATAATTCCCCAAAAAGAGTCTACTGAATCTACCATTCTTAATGGTTGACTTGTTATAGCAAAGGATACACATGATCCAGAAGAATATTGAATTGCATTTCCATATAATTCACTAGAAACACCGGAAGTGTATGTTAAAGTAATATTATTCCAAGTATTAGGACTATAGGCGGGAATAGGGGTTAGATTAGTAGTTTGACTATTATTTTTAATTTGTGATCCTACAACTCCACTACTGTCTATAAAAATAATCCAACCATTTCTAGATTGAGTTATATCATGTTTTCCAATTATTGATGCTACTCCAGATGCACCTACAATTGAAGTATATTTAAACCAAATACTAATAGTACCAGATGTTGAGTTTAAAATCGAATTATTTGATACTTCAACATAATCATCAACTCCATCAAACAAAATACTTCCTAAATTATTAGAACTAAAAGTTGGACCATTAATTAAATTACCAGTAAAGTTATTTATAGTTAAATCTCTCCAAATTGTAGACCCACTCATATAGCTATTCCTATCAGCAGCATCGAGCTCTAATACTAAGCTATTATCTCTTATTATATTTGGTCCTGCTGATACTCCCATAGTTATAAGCCGAAGCGTGATTTTTGAGCGTTATAGTTTTGTTGTACTTCTTGGGATGATAATGCTCGGTTATAAATTTGAACATTGTATATATTTCCAGTAAATGGTTCAACAAAAGAAGGACTAGGAAGTCCAAAACTATACCCAATTCCTATATAAAAATTAGTTTGGGATGTAAAAGTGGTTGAATATAGGGAACTACTTATAAAAGAGCCATTTATATAAAAGCTTCCATTAGTACCATCTGTTAGTGCTGTAATCATATGTACTTTGGTAGTATCTACATTAGGTACTACTCTAATTATGTTAGTAACTCCGATTCCAGGGCTCATCCAGTAACTGTTATCACTTCTTTGTCTTATACCAAGTCCTGTAGATCCTGCTTGATTTTCATTTCCTATAATAATCCTGTTTCCTCCTAGTGAATTCCATTTTAACCATATATTATACGAGATAGTTGTTGTATTATATAGTTGACTTATATATCCATGATTAGAATAATCATCACCCCCATCAAAAACAATACTACCTCCATTAGGAGAACTATATGTAGGTCCATTTACTAAGGATCCACTATATCCATTTCCACTAACATCATACCAAGTAGTAGATCCAGAAACATAACTGTTTCTGTCAGCAGCATCTAAAGATACTACTAACCCATTAGTAACTATTCTAGGTCCATTTCCAAAAGCCATCTTATTAGAATTGTGCTACTCTATATTGTCTTCCTGTTGAATCACTATCTTGAAGTTCCGTCGCTTTTGCTGATGCTTCTGCGAAGTTATCGTACTCGTAAGTAGGATCGTATGTGTTTAGTCTTGCAACCCATATTTGATCTGAACCTGGTATAAACTGCATTTGTACTTGATATATCATATATTTTTATTTTATAAGAGGTTTGCAATTGATCTTACTGTCCATGAGCCTGGAGCAGTAAAGTTTAATTGGACGTTATTTCCTGATAAAGCTACTGCAAATGATGCAGTTGCTGTATTACCAAGATCTGTTGTTGTTACTTCTGTATATTTTACACTAGAACCACTCCATATACTCATAATCTGACCTGATCTTGCATTTGATGCAGATAGTATTGCGTAGTTATAGAATGCTGAGATATAAGAACCAGTTGCTAATTGAGATATAGTTGTAGTTCCTGCTACAGTTATAGAAGAAGTGTTGTTAAATTGGCTAGCTCCTACATTTAGTGTTTGAACACTCGTAGACCCTGTCACTATTAAGCTTCCTGTAATTACTGCACTTCCTGTGTAAGGGAATGATGATGCATTAGCTACATAAGAAGCTGTTAAGGCATAAGAAGATGTTCCTAATAAAGAGCCAGTAAATGAAGTAGCTGTTAATGAACCAGATATAACTTGACTTCCTGTACTGTTTAATACTCTAGTCCACCCAATAATAGAACCACTTGAATAATACCAAAGACCTTCTGTAGCAGATGCTGTAACATAAGTTATTAAACCTTGAGCAGGTGAAGATATGTTTGAGGTTAGATCTGTACGAGTTGGAAGGAAACCTTTAGTTGTAGAATTAACTGTTAATTGAGATGATGATATTGTAGTAAAAGAATTTCCTGTGCCATTTCCATCAATTATTATTGACGCATCAGAATAAGAAAATCTAAAAAACGATGCTCCACCTGTACCTGATCCAAAATAAAAATATCTTGTATTATCTTGACTTCTAATAAAATTATCTCCAATTCCACCTGCGTTTATAAATGCTCCTGCGCTTTGTACTACACCAATATATGTAGTTTTAGATGCAGCTGTAAAATTAATTACAGGATCACTAAATTGTCCATCACCTAATGTTATCTTACCTGCTGCAGCAGTTAAATTTGTTGTAAATCGACCGCTTCCTTGCACATCTAATTTATATCCTGGAGATGTAGTTCCTAAACCGATACTTCCAGTACTATCAACTACAACTAATGTATTAGACCCACTAACTATATTAAATAAATTATTACCAAGATTGACACTAGCTGTTACTACTCCTAATGATATCTGAGATATATTTAATCCAGCTATTCCTGATGCCGATATATACGAGGCAGTAGCAGCATAACTAGCAGAAGTTACAGAGCTTGTTATAAAATATGAAGCTGTTGCAGCATAAATAGATGAACTAACAGACATTGAGCCTGTTTGATTAGCTGTTATAGCACTGAATCCGTTTAGATTCAAACTACCAGTAATACTTACACTACCTGTAAATTGTTGAGTATTAGTTAACTGATTACCAAAGATGTTTGATCCTGAACTATATTCTACTGATGAAGTTATAGTTTGGACTACGAGTGTCTGTGCAGTTATAGTATTATTAACTAATAGATAAGATGCTGTGAAGTTACCACCATAACTTGCGGTTGAAGCAAATGAGGCACTAGTTACTGATGAAGTAATAAAATTTAAAGCCAAACTTGCTGTTGCTGCATAACTAGCAGATGTTACTGAGCTTGTTATAAAGTTTAGTGCCCAAGAAGCTGTACTAGCATATGATGCTGATGTTGAACTAGAAGCGTATGATGCGCTAGTGGGTATTCCGCTAAAATATGATGCTGTTAAAGCGTTTGTAGCCCAACTAGCAGTACCAAATAAAGAACCTGTAAAAGATTTAGCAGTTACACTTCCACTAACATTTAAAGAACCAGACATTTTATGCTGGTTATTTGAATATAAAACTAACTTAGCATTATCTATTTCATTAATACCACCTGCAAATAAAGTTATTTTAGTATTTCCACTTGCTGATATTGCACCTAAAATTAAATGGCTAGAATCAGTGAATACATAAGCATCACCTGCTGCACTAGGGTAAATGTTACTTCTTATATAATTAGTTGAAGCAATACCCATATCAATATAACCTGATTGCTGGCCTGAGGGGTCTATATTGTTATACGCTACTATATCAGCAGAGGCGGTTGCACCTGTACTTTCATTTGCTACTGAAATTTGAGTATAATTATCAACGTTAGAAACTGCTTGTATTAAGTTGTTAGTTGTGTTATTTGTAGGTCTTACAGTTATTGCAGCTGGGTTAGTAACATTAAAAGTACTAGTATTAAAGCTAGTTACACCTTCTGGGTGTATATATATTTTAGCATAAGCATTTGTATCATATCCACCATTAAAGATAACTACTTTTTGATTTCCTCTTGCATTACCTATATATAAATCGTTACCTGTAGAATATAGATAAGCATCATTAGGACCGCCAATAACATTAGAAGTAAATTGAGATGAGTTAATACCCATATCAATATAATTAAATTGATTATCTCCAGCATCATTTGTAGCTACTATATCTGATGATGCATTAGATCCATTACTAAAGTTTTGAATATTTAATTGAATAAATCCATTTAAATTACCATGGCCTCCAATTATGTTATACGTATTAACTCCAGTACCATCTGCTAAAAATACATCAAGACTAGAAGTAGAAGAAGGAGTAGTAGTTCTAAGTCCTGTAAATGAACCTGATTGGTAAAATGAGCTAGTAACTAATGCGTTTGACCCAGAAAATATAGGAATAAAATAATCAGTGCCTGAAATATTTCCTGATGTCCCTGCACCGATAGCAATAACTTGTTCACCACTAGATCCGGACTTCTTAATAAATGCTAATCCATCATAGGTATTAAGTGCAATCTCACCAAAGTCTAAAGAAGACGTTGTTGGAACTCTACCAGGGATCGCTGAACGACGGAGCTTAAGAAATTGATTAGACATATGTCCGGACTTTTTGGTATATACTTGATAAAAGACTATATAGTCTCAAGCATAAATATCAGAAGTCACCTAAATCTACAGTATAGAAACTGCCAGAATCTCCAAAAGAATCAATATTTTGGATAGTTAAAGAACCAGTCTTAGTTTGTGTAGAGGCTATATTAGTAGATCCTGAGATAACAAAGTCAGTTCCTGTACTAGAACCACTCAATGTAAGTTGAGAAGTTGTAGCATTATATTGCAAATTTGATAATATCTGTTTAAGTTTTACTCTTGCCATTTTAGTTAAATTTGCCTATTCCTATTATAACATCAGTAGATTCAAAACTATATCCAAGTAGACTTACATCTATAACTAAAACTGATGATGTACCTCCATTGGTAAAACTAACTATACTTGTAGGTTCAACATACATACCATTGACAAAAAAGTTAAAGTTAGATGTACTTGTTGCAGGTAGTGGGCTTGGAGCAGATGCCCAGCCACTAGTAAATGATACTGTAGTACTAGATACATAAGTACCTGTAACAGTTTTATTTATATTCAAGTATGAAACTACAGCGTCTGAAGCACCTCCTTGAACGATTGTATTATTTATATTCACTGAATCTGTAAGTAGTACGTTTTTAACATTAGATGATTTTCCTTTACTAACTTTAACTGCAAATTCTTCAGTTCCACTAGCAAGTTCAAGACCAAATTTAACTTCTGCTACACCATATCTATTTGCTGGCGTAGCTAGTTTTCTATTCAAGCTATCAGGAATTAGATACCCGTTTAAAGTAATATTGAAATTAGATTTTGCTGTTCTATTTTCTCCTACTGCATAAGTTAATTGATCTTCAAAAGATTCTATTGAACTAAAAAATTGAAACCGATTTGGGTCTCCCCAATAGCTTCTGGAAGCAAAATTAATCTGCTCAACTATCTTGTCCATCTGTTCTATATAAGAAGTCCAGATGATGCACTCGTATTCTATAGTTACATAGTCAGGAGTAGCAGATACGACATATTTTTTTTCAGGAGATCTACTATTAAGTACATTAAAGTTGCTGTAGAAATTCCTCTTGCTATACTTTTTTTCAAATAGTTGAACATTATGAACAGCATTGCCATCTAATTTATATCCAAGATCTCTATTTTGTGTAACTGACTTTCTCTTAAACATAATAAGAGGTGCAATCAATTTATTATTTTCATCTCTGTAAAAACCATCTTGCTGAATACTTTTCCAGTTTTCAGGAGTTCCGTATAGAATAGGAATAGGGATTCTAGTATTATTTTGAATAACAGCTAATCTAAGAACGTTAGTAAAATAATACATGATCGCTTCATCAATATCTTTGATACCGATTGTAAAATCTTTATCACTATCATTTCTATTACTTACTTCTAAAGCCCTGTTAATACTAGGTTGCCCTAATTTTTGTGGTTCAGTAAATATTTGATTAGGATTTCCTGACTTTTTATCATAAGGATCTACAAGTTCATTCATGAACTCGCGTCTATTTTTAGGTCTAACTACTTGATTTGCCATTATAATCTTTCTTTAGTTATTCCAAGTTTATCAGGACTAGTGTAATGACATTCTAATATTACAGAGTATGATTCACCGAATCCTTCTGTTCCTGTTGAATATATATAGTCATTATTTTTACCTAATATAAATTGATTTTCATTTACATTATGAACTTCATAATAAGCTTCGTTATACATAATTATGTCTCCTACTTCACTAACAACTTGAGCTTCAATTAAATGATCTTTAAAGAATCTGAATTTAACATCTCGAGTTGTATCATAACCAAAATCAGTAGAGTCTACATTGAAGTCTCCTCTATCTATAAGACATGGAATTAAAACAGGACCTATCCAATATTTTTTTAAAGATTCACCGTAAACATTTGCTTGTGTGTCTCCTAATTTTACTTTATAGTATCCTACTTCTTGAGAAATAATAGCCTCAACAAGTTCTTTTGTGAAGATCTTGAATGTGGATATATCCTTATATGAACCAAACATTGCCATGTTATCCCAGATATATAAACATCGGCACCTCATTTAAGGTACTCGATATCGATTGATTTTCAGATTGTTTACGTTCTAATTGTGCTTGACGACTCATGTCAGCAAAATCACCTCTAAGCTTTTCTCTCAAAGCATTTTGTTGATCTTTACCTTTAGCTATTAAGTCTGCACCATTTAATGTAACTTCTGCGCCAGGAGCAGGAATTTGTGTATATTTTCCTCTAATAAGACCTAGAAGTTCAGAAGCTAAAGCTAATGTATACTCATAGATCCATTGTTTACCTGGTTGATTTACTTGATTGTATGTTATAGTTGAGTAAGGAACTAATCCTGGATTTGATACTATTGATGAACCACTTGAATAAGGACTATTACCCCCAGCACTAGTTAATTCACTTTGTTTTGCATAATCTATCCATACAACGATACCATCTTTATCTGGCCATGGGAATATAGTTAGTTTATTATTTGTTATAGAGAATGAGTAAGCAGATCTTCTTACAGTATTAGACATTTCAATCTCTTGAATCCTAGATATATCCCAATAAATAGGGAACAAAACAAAGTTTAAACCAGGTGAATATGATGCCCAACCAAAGTTTTCAGTAGCACCTTGATAGTTAATACTACCTCCAATATATGGATCATAGTATTGGTTTATCGCAGGCTGGGATTCATAATATATTCTATTGATGACTACTCTATCTCCAGCAGCTATTAAACTTCCAGACAATGCCCAAGCTTGAAGATCGTAGGTTTGTATACTAGATGTTAGATATAAAGGAGCTTTATATTGATTTACGTATCCTCCTACTTGAATAGGAGTTCCATAATTCTCAGCTAAAACAATAATAGAATTTAATGAAGGTACTACAACAGTATTATTTAATGGAGTAGTAGTACTTGAACCTTCTAAAGAAAGATAATTTTCTTTTATTTTAGATTGATAAAGTTCTTCTGCATATACAGAAACAGCTTCTTCAAAACACGCATAGATATTTATGTCCTGAAGTTCAACTTCCATTATAGGGTAACCTAACTTTCTAGCAACAAAGTTTGCTACTTTAGGTCCATCTGACTGAAATTGTGAATCAAGATCGTACCAACCAAAAGGAGTTGATCCTGATATTGCTATAGGAGTACCATCATATATTGGAGTAGTTGATGTTGCTGACATTAATCGTGCTGTTTATATATTTCTAAAATGTATTCTACTATTGGATCACGATGATTTGTTTTCAAAGTGACAACTGAAAAACCTGGCACCTCTTTAAAGTTAGTGCATATGAAATTAAAACCGCTTGCTTTTTTATCTTTTAAATCAATCTGGGCAATATCTCCGCAGATAATCATCTTGCTTCCTTGGCACATTCTACCTAATACCAACTCCATTTGTCTATGAGTTATATTTTGCCCTTCATCTACTACAACACAACAATTAGTTAAGTTGCGACCTCTCATAAAAGCTAAAGGTATAACTTCAATATTACCTTCAGATATTTCTTTATCTATCTTTTCTTTACTATACAATCTATACATGTTATCATATATAGCTGCAGTATAAGGAGCTAATTTAGCATCTTTATCACCAGGTAAATATCCAATCTCTTCTCCAGAAGTAACTGCAGGTCTTGTTAGTATTATCTTTTCTACTTCTCGGCGAAACAAAAGATCTAATGCTACCTGAGCTGCTATCAATGACTTACCTGAGCCAGCTTGTCCTTTTAAAACAGTTATTTTATTATTTAATATAACTTGTTTTGCTTCTTTCTGTTCTTCGTTTAATTGTACTTGAAACTTTATTGGGTTTTTAGGTTGTCTCTTAGCGCTTGAACTAGTATTCGTCATGAAACTCTTTTCAAATAAATATCGATTAACTATAAATAAAAAACCCAACCTTACGGGGTTGGGCTTTATTATGAATCTAATTTATTAGATTAGATAACGTTAGTATCAGCTACCAATACCAAACCATAAAATTCAGGACGTACCATAGTCATTGCGTAACGAGTCATGATACCTTTTCTTGGAGTGAAGGTATTTGGATCGTACACAAGTGGAGTCATGATCAATGGAACGTATGGAGAATAAACCGCACCGCACTCTAAGAACTGATTACCACGGAAACCAAGAAGTATTGCGTTCTCAGTCATGTAAGGATTCTTATAAACTTTATAACGGCTATTCAATTGGCCAATTTTTTGTACACCAAAAGCATACTTCATTGTATCAGCTGCACCATCAGTATCAGCAGCAAATCCTGGGATTGATTCCAAGATAGTAGCTACAGTTGGAGAAACTACCATGAAGTTTGCACCACCACGGAGAGTTCTTTGATGAATGATGTTAGATACTTTTTGAAGTTTGATACCCAAAGTTTGGAACCAACTCATTTGAGTGTAATAAACACCAGCAGTGTTAGAAGTAAATCCAGAAGTAGGAGTTACGCCGATTTGCTGACCAACTTTAGCTGACCAGTACTCAATAGTTGGAGCGTTGCTGATCAACATGTCAAGAACTTCCAAATCAATCTCCAAAGAGATGTGCTCAGAAAGTAGACCTGTCAATTCAGCTTCAGCGTCAAGAGAGTGGTAGGCGTTAAGATCTTGTGCAAATTCTGGAGTCCATTGTGCTTTCAACTTACGAGTTTTAGCAGAAATGGTTTGGCTCTTCATTTGTACGTTGATCTCAGGGATAACGATAGAAGTATTAGAAAGACTGTTTGGAACTGAAGGGTTACCTGTGCGATCTTCAAAATCACCACGTGTGTTAAAGTCTGTAAGCTTATTATAGTTGATTACATATAGTGATGATGCACTACCTGAGAATCCTTTATTAACAAAGAAGTTAACAAAAACACCAGCTACACTTGAAGATACGTTAGTAAATTGTTGCAAGTTATCAGAAGCTACAAATGTAGAACCTGTAGCAATTGTAAATGCACGAACACCATCAGGATTGTAAGAAGGCAATGATGAAGTTGGGATTTGCAATTTACCAATTTGGTTAGCAATTACAGAAGCAGAATAGTTTGCATCATAATCTAAATCATACCATGTTGCAGAAGATGAAAGAAATCCTGTTGCATTACCTAAGATAGAAGCTGAGAATTGGTTCAAAGAGAAACCAAAACGACCAGCTCCATAAAGACCACCAGCCGCGGCATTACCAAAGTTAGCTGTTGGAGTACCATAGATAGAATCACCAGAAGTGAATGGAGCTTTTGTATTACCATATTGGAAATCCAAATAGAACACCAAACCAGCAGGAAGATTCATCGGCTGTACACTAACAAACTCTTTAGATGCGATTTGACCAAAGATCTTACGAACCAATGGAAGAGCTACACCAGCCCACTGCTCACCAGTACCAGGAGTAAAGGTTGCACCACCAGAGTTAGCATTACCATTAGTAGAAGAAGATTCAACTACAAGCTGTTTAGCTTGGTTCTCAAGAATTACCGACATGTTATTTGCGTCGTAATCTTGAAGGCCTTCCAAAAGGCCAGACTTACCCCACTTATTAGCAAGACGCTGAGCAACACCATGTTGATCAGAGAAAGCCGTTTTAGCGGATTCAGTCAATAAAGATTGTACTAAATTTGCCATTTTTTTTATTTTTTAATTTTTTTTATTTTTTTATACCAGCAAGTTTTTGCCACCTTGACATAATATTATCCGACTCGATAATAGGTTGTTTAGGAGCTATACCGGCTGCTTGTGAAGCGAAACCATATGATTCTTTGAGTTGCGTCTTAGCTTCAAATGATTCTTTTAAAGTTTCGTAGGTATTCTTAACCTCAACTACGTTAGTAGCACGATCAAGAGCTTTAACAACTTTAACTTTTTGAGACTCATTCAAATTCTTAGACTTAAATAACTTATTCATGTAAAGATACTTAGCATTAAGTAAGTTTACTTCTTGAAGATCTTGACGAAGACTTTCGATAGTATCTTTAGCTTCATTTAACTCTTCGTGAACTTTGCCTACTTTTTTAGAGTATGCATCGTCTACTTGGTCAGCTGTTGCCTTAAGACCTTTTTTAGTGTACGGAGTATCATTTTCGTCTCCGCCATTTCTAGCATCAACTTTTTCTCCTTTAGCACTAACTTTTTGACTATACGCGCCTTTACTTTTTTCAAAGATTTTTCTTCCACGAAATCCTTGAGCATCAGCTTGGGTATCAGAAGACTGAACTAGTGCAGCATTATAGCGTCCTAATTCTTCTGCTCCTTCTTCCATGTCATATTCTTCTTCAAGTTCAGCTAGAATTTCATCTAAAGTAATGTCAGAATCAGTTGGTTCTTCATCAGAAGACATTTCCATGTCTTGTTGACCTCCCATTACAGAGCGAAGTACTTCTTTCAGATCACCAATAGTAATATCAATTACTTTTGTGTCATCATCAACATTGTGTTCTTCTGCATCTTCATAGTCTTCAACATCGTCATCTACTTCTTCTTCTGATTCTTCATCAGCTTCTTCTTCATCTTCTTTAGCTTCAGATAAAGTTTGATCCACGTCTTCTTCAAATTCATAGCCTTCTTCTTGGCTAGAAAGTTCTTCAAGTTCAGCTAGAATTTCTTCCAACTCAGCTTCATTGATGTCTGCATTATCTACAGCATCTTGTCCTTGTGTGATTGCATCATCTGTTACTTCTTCTTCAAGTGAATCTTCTTCTAGGTTTTCAGAAAGTTTCAACCTTAGCATCTCTTGGATCTTTGGTTCGAAAGCTTCTTGTAATGCAGCTTTTGCATTAGCTAGGGCAGTTGATCTTAAAGCTTTAGCATCGATGAGCGCATCTTGATAAAGATTACTCATTTTTCAATAAAGTTTTTTCTGGGATTGCTTATTAAAGTAGTTGAAGCAATATAATATTTTGTGTATATAGTGCTATATTAGAAGTAGCACATTCTGCAATAAATATCTAACTTTATAGTAAAAAAATATATAAACTTAGACTTATTTTTATTTACTACTTTCAGGAAGACCGTATGGAATTCCTAAAACTCCATGAACAGCTCTTCTAAATGCTTTTTGTGATTCTTCTTGAATCGCTTTCATAACTAACTCTTGTAAAACTGGATTGTCTTTTAATAGAGGTATTTTACCATTTTCAGGACCATGATAAAAAGCACTTAATTGTATCTTCATTAATCCTTGATCGTCAATATCTAATTTAACAGAAGGAATATCGTCAATTGAATCAGGATCTGGTAGGAAATTATGTTCATCTTCTGATACAATTCCAGCCAATTCTTTAAATCTTTTTATTTCTTCTATCTTTTGTTTCATTTTTATTTAGTTTATGCAACAAACTCCTGACTGGGAGCATATGATCTCAGATATGAGTTGGTTAACTTTACTAACATTTTTTGGTACACTATAATCAATTGACTCATTCAATCCTCCTATAGGCCTCATATACGCACCATAAGTAGATGGAGTAGAAACAAAGTCCCAACAAATAAGTTCTAGATCATCTTCAACTTGAACAAGACCTTCACCTATAGGACTAACAGAACCCATTGCTCTAGATGAAATACCAACAGTGATTTTATTTTCAAATAACTGCCTTAATATATTTCCTGATGGAGTTGGTAGTATTTCAACATCTCCATAAAGATCTTTTCCTTCCCACCAAAGCTTAACTATATTATGACTAACGTTCTTAAGATTAATAACAGAAGATTCAGGATGATCTAATTCTCCTAACGCTCTATTTTCAGAAATAGGTCCAGCTATATAATTTTGTACTTGTGCAAATAAAGTAACATATGGATAGATTCTTTTATTAGCATTAGGTTTATCAGTAGCTTGCACTAAACCTGACACTACCATATTTCCATTTGGAAGTCTTCTTCCTTCTTTTAAAGATTGAGGAAGAGGTTGGAAAGCCTGATATTCTATTAAGAGTTGTTTAGACATTATTGTACTTTTTCTTTTGTATATTTTACACCTGCTCTTTTTAAATCTGCTTCATATCCCATAGCATCAGAATCTTTTGTAAAAATAACTTCTCCTCCTGCATGAAACTTAGTTGCTTCTTTTAATCTTTTTACAACCTCTTTTAACCCTCTCATCTTTTTGTCATCATCCTTATATTTTTCCATAAACTTTTTAATAGTTTCAGGAATCATTTTACCTTTAAAACTATCCCATGGATTAGTAGATTTAGGTTTTTCAAGAGCATCAATATCAACATAGTTATAACCCATGCCATCAAAATAACCTGCCCTAATTATTCCTTGTTGTATTTTAAAATTCTTGATTTGAATTTCTTCACCTGTATCTGTAGCAATGGCTTTATCACCGACTTTAAATTCTATACCAGAAGGACTAATTGCTCTTTGACCGTCTTTATTCATTTTATATTCAGGCTTCAAAGCAGCATTTGCAAACGGCATATCCACTTCATCAACTGTATTTGAATTAGCCTTTTCTGTATGATGATCAATAGTGTTAATTTGATAGTCTGCTAAACTACCATCTGGCATTTCTACTGTAAGAGTACTTCCTATAATTTCTTTTACTTTACCTGGGCCTTGTGGAGTGTGTACTTCTGAACCTAGATTATAGTTCCAGTGTGAGTCTTCGTTAATTGACTCTTTTTTTTTTAAAGAATCAGTAAGTTCTTTTAAAACCGCCTCTTTTAAAGATTTAACTTTAACTTTCTTCATCCCGTTATTCTTATCGACAAAGTTGTTCTTTTTAACTTCTTGACGATCAAGTTTTTTATCTTCTTTTTCTACATCTTCAGCATCAGCAAACATATCTTTGTCAAATGCTTTAGGATTTTTAGATAGTTGTTTAGCTGCTTTATTCAAAGCTTTAATATAAGATTGATTGTCTAATTCTTCTTCTTTGTCAAGAAGCTTATTTACTCCTCTTTTTAAGAAGTATGGATTTACCCTATCTACTTCTGGAATAGCTTTAATATTATTATCTGCTTCGCTGATTATTCCTTTGTTCTTAAGTATCTTTACAGCATCTGTATAAGATGTAATGTTGGTTACCCAAGGAAGATTAGAATCACGTCTAACTTCGTATAAAAAGCGGTCACGGCTTACTTCTCCTGCCTTGTGTTTCTGATATAGTTTAGCTGTTGTCATACCAATAAATATTTATCTTCCTTGTCCACGATAGTTTTTTTCTGATCTATCGTGTTTGTTAAATGATTTTTTCGCAACTCCTTTTTTCTTTTTACCGAAAGTAACTTTTGTAGTTAAACCTGCACCTTTAGTTTTTGCCATGACTATTTAAACCTTTTAATGTTTTGATTTAGTTGCATAACCATTTCCTTGATTTTACCAAGGGCTTTTTCTGTATGAGTTTTATATTTAAGTCCACCTTCACCTTCAGATAACTCTTCTTTAAGTCGGCTTACATATTCAAATAGGCGATTAATTTCTTGTACTTTCTTTCTTACTTCACGAACTGCTTGATGGAATTGATCAGATTTACCTCTAGTTTTAGTTTGATTTTTAAACTTAGAGTAGTTTTCATTTAATTCATCCATTTCTTTTACAAACTCACTTAGCTCTTCGAATAATTGCTTATAAATAAAACCACCTTTTGATGGACGATTAGGTATTGATGGTGCATCTTTCCAACCCCACTTATCTTTAAGATAATTTTTAGCTTTGCCTGCTGCGTATTTAGGTTCTTTATCTTTAACTTCTGGTTTAAGTGACTTTTTTACAACTTTCTTTGTTGCTATAGGCCCTGTTTGTTCACCAGTTCCAGAAGTAAAAGTAGCTCCTCCACTAGTCATAGTTGTTTCTTGACGGAGTTTCTGAGTAGAGAATTGATTATTAAATTTAGACATTAATTTGACTTTTTAAGCTCATCAATTAAATCTAGATACTGAAGAATTCCTGTAACGGTTTCATCCTTTATAGTTTGGTTTTCCTTTATAGGAGTAACAAACTTAAGAACCTCTTCTAATTTAATTTTAACAACCTGATCTTTATGCGATTCTTTTAATTTGGTTAGCTCTAGTCTGATTTCATCTAATTGATTATTAAGATACTCTTTTAGATTTTTAGTATCAGAAACATTAGTTATGTACTCTTTTAATACATTCTTTTGTTTCTCAGACATGTCTTGGTACTTTTCATTAAACTTCTCTACCAATAAATTATAGGCTAAAAGTCTAATCTCTTTATCTTCTTTCATGAACTCTTCAACTAAAGACTTTGGAGCTTTTACATCATCCAAAGACATCTTAGTTATATGCTCAAGTAAATTAATTTTATTACTAATCAACTGTTTTGTATCTGAAGAACTACTATTGTATGATTCAAATATAGTGTATATTGAAGCAAAAGGCTTATAGTTATCAATCTTAGCTTTAAAGAAATTATCTATATCATAATTAGATTTGATCTCTTTAATCAAATTGTATTTAAGCTTGCTTATCTTTTGATAATCTAACTTTTTATACTGCTCAACAATAGTAGAAATAAGAATTTCTGCTTTAGATTCAGACAGTTTTGGGCTAGTTACAAAAGTACTGTATAGACCGTACTCTTTTCCTAGCTCAGTATTCAAGAAGTACTTTTTCAATATCTTGACTGCTTTTGAGTCTTGATTATTCAAAAGGTCTGAACTAGTCTGCCTAACTAAAAGTTCGAATAAAATACCGGTATTGCGATATTTTGAATGTTTTATTGCCATAGTTTATTTACAAGTCCACTAGTAATAAATATCTATATATTAGTCTAAACCATCTATTATATTATCTTCACTTAAAAGATCTGATTCTTCAAATAGATTTACCTTTCTAGAACTAAATTTAGTTTTCATCTTACTCAAAGACTTTTGATTTTTCAAAAACTCTCCCATTGTATTTTCTAAAGCCAATGGAGATCCTCCTTTATAATTAGGTCTTAAAGAATCTTCTTCTTCTCTATTAGTATCTGTCAACTCTTTATTTCCAAGTCTATCTCTACCAAACCTAGAATTGTCAGTACCAATTATAGAAGTTACTGTTTTAGGGCGTCCTGGCTTATTCTCATCATATCCATAAGGAACATTTAATAAAGAATCTTCTTTTCCACCATAAAGACTAGCTATCTGGTGAGGTGTTCCGTATGCTTGTCCTGATTCTGCTGGATCGTTTCCTTCTTCTTGTATTTGACGGTATCTAAAGTCTCTCTTTTTATCTTCAACAATCATGTCTTCTAACTCAGCATATTGATCTTCTGAGAAGTGGAATACTTTATCATAGATGAAGTCTCTTGGAAGTAGAGATCCTTCCATTGCTTGTTTAGCAAGATCAATTTTCTCTTTGAATAAAGCTATCCTTTCTTGGTCGTAGATGATTGAAGGATTAGTAAGAGACAAAGTAAAGTTTGCAGCAGATTCATTTGTGTATCCGTGTGCATATAAATGTACTAATCCTATTTTAGTAAGTTCACTGATAATGATCCTTTGAAGTCTTTCAATAGTTCTTGCAAAACGTATATCTTCTGCGGCAAGCGTTGCTTTACCTGTCAAGTCTTTTTCATATCCCATGAAAGCCTTAGGTATCTTAAGAGCTGCGAAAAGCTTCTCTCTAAAATAAGCAACGTCTTCAATACCATTATAATCAAGACCTTTGGCTGTATCTATCTTTGTAGAAGTATCATTTCCTCTAATAGGAATAAAAAAGTCTTCTAAAAGGTTTTGCTGATTGTATTTGAGGTTATAATTTCCTGTATTTGGATCTATAAGAGGAGTCTTTTTCATCTTATTGATCATCTTTTGCATGTAGTTATCTACTTCACCAGGAGGAATTGCTCCTACGTTTACATAGAATATCCTTCTTTCAGGAGCCCTAACAATACGATGAATTAACATCGCATCTTCAATCAATGTATATTGCTTAAATAACTTACGAGCAGGTTCAAGATAAGATCTACCATAAGGTAAGTAGTTAACATCACCAGTAAGCCTAAAGTGAGCCATTTCAAAATTATCAAACCAGATACCTGTATCCGTATTTTTTTGAGCGCTATATCCAGTAGACGAAGCTAAAGTAGCATTAGGATCATATTTAAATCTAACCTCTTGAGGGTTTTCATGATTAAATCCTTCTTCACGAATAATATTATATGCTGAAAATGGTATTACATTATATACACCGTACTTTTCTGCTATCTCCAATTTAAGATAGAAGTCCCCATACTTACACATATTACGAACCCAAGACCAAAGATTAAATTCAATATTAAGTACAGAATAAAAAAGATTGTAGAGTAATTTCTGGATGTTTTCATCAGAAGATCTAATTTGTAAAACTTCACCTTGTTCATTTTTAAGTGTGCATTCATCAGCTACAATATCCAAAGCTGAGCAACAGATAGCATCTGTATCCATTGCGTCATAGTCTGCATAAATTTGAACCCTTGCTGATTGGTAGTTTTGTGCTAAGTTAAGATTAACTCCATACGCAGTTGAAGTTGTATATACTTTGTTGAATCTATCAACAAGAGAGTTAGTTTGAATAACACCAGACCTTTGAATAGTATCTGTGTCAATAACTTTAATCATGTCTCCACCTTCGTTACGAATAATAACATCGGTAGAGAATAATCTTCTCAAGGTTGAGAATAAATTATTTTGCTTTTGTGGTTGTTGTTCTGCCATTTTTATTTTATATTAACCATGTTATGTCTTGAATATCTTCTCCATTAGGAGTTTGTATATTCATTGCCCATGGATTTTGATTATAATTACTATTACTATTATAAGCCGGACTATCATCTTGAGTTCTAGTAAAGCTATTTAATGCTGCATAAGTAAGACTCTCTGCTGTCTTTCTAAATCTAAGGCTAGTCTCTCTAAGATACATGCCTATAGCAAAAGACATAACAAGATCATCATTATAACTTTGCATTGCTTGAGCCCTACCATTCTTCCATATAAATACCCTCAATTCTTCAAGAAGTCTAACTGATTTGAAATTTACAATTTTATTCTCAATAAAATCTCTCATTTTTTCTAGTGCAGAAGGTCTTGTCTTTTCAGTCATACTAAAACCAGGAACTAATCCTGATTGTGTATTAAACTTATCTATATATCTAGAAAAATCAGCTCCTTGATCTTGTTTATAACTATAATGTATGTTTGTGTACCCTCTCTCAATAATGGTCTGAATAACATCCCAACCTATATTTGCATTTTCAACTACAAGAAGTCCGTTATTATATTCAGATGCCACACTTAAAAGAATGTTAGCATAATCTCTAGTATCTACTTGTGATTTATATTCTGCTACTTGGGTTAATGATTCTATATCAATAACATGAAATGCAGAGTAGTCATTACCATCACCACGCGCTACGTCGCCAATTATGGCATAGTATTTTGTAGGATCCGCATATTCCCATATCCACAATGATTTGTCCAAACCACGCCTTTCTATTGGCTCACAGACCATATTCTGTTCATACCAATTTAGTATTTCAGGATCTATAACCGTATTTCCTGAGGTGGCAAAGTCACAATCGCACTCTTGAGCTGCATTTCTTTTACCTAGTGTCCTATCCTGCTCATCTCGCCAGGTTTGATTTCGTTCCGGATGAACCGTCCATGGAAGTGATATTGGTAAGAATCTATTTTCTTGATTCTGGGCGGCTAAATAAGTTTTATGAAACCAGTTACCTACACCATTAGGAGTAGATAAAGATATACAACCACCACCTGTGGCCAATGTTTGTTGAGCCGCAGTAAATATTTCTTCAATACGATCAATGAATGCAGCTTCATCTATTACTAGTAGCGATACGGCTTCAGAACGACCAGCATCACCAGCCGCAGAAACTGCTTTTATTTGAGATCCGTTTGATAATCTAAGACTTAGTCTGTTATCTTCAGATGTTCCAATCTTTAACCAAGTAGGTAAGTTTTGATATGCAAACCTAACTTTAGTTACCATGTTCTTGGCAGTATCTTGTTTTGTTGCAATAACAAGAACGTTTTTATCCTTGTTAAAAAGCATTAGCCATAAAGAATAAGCAGATACTAATGTTGATATTCCAAGCTGCCTTGACTTATTTATGATTGAATAATCATGCTTTTGAAATAGTTTTAAAACCTTTTCCTGAAATGGATAGAGATTGAAGAACTGCCTTCCTCTTTGAGGATGCTGAATCATATAGTATTTCTTCATAAAGTATACTGGATCGGTGGCACACTTTATAAACTCTTCTTTTATCCTTTCTTTTATATTTACATTTTCACTCATTACTTGGCTATTAATAGGCCTAATACTAGACCTCCCAAAACTACTTTTTGTATACGACCAAACTTGAGTTTGCGGTTTTGTTTATTAATTTCAGTCTTAAGTCCATCAACTTGAATCTTATAATTATCTAGCTGATTTACTCTATCCTTATCTATATTGATATAGTTATGTTCTTTCTCTCTCAATTTAGCAATTACACCATTTCTATTTACTAAAGAAGAGTCCATATAAGCTATAACTGAGTCTTGTGCTAATACGATATTCTTATTTATTTTACCTTCTTGAATATCTACAACAGCGGCTTTACTAACTTCTAGAGGTAAATGAGTTGTATCTTTTGAATGTATTTGATACTCTTTTACATAGTTAGCTTTAAAGAAACTGTCTACTTGAGTAGGTTTATATTTAAGAGCAGCTTGAGCATCTTTTAAATCTCCTTTAAGATCAGCAACTTTATTATTTAAAGTAAAAACTTTATCAGAAAGATGTTCATTATCCTGGTCTAAAACTTGAATATCGCTCTCCAAAGTATCATTTACAAGCTTTATAGAATCTATATTATGCTCAAGAGAATCAATCTTTTGTTCATAAGGTTTAGTATCAAATTTTGCTGGTTTGTAACCAAACATATACCAAATACTTAATAGTGCGAATACGACAATAATAATACTAATTACCTTCTTCATCTGAATCTAATTTTGGGTTTTCTACTTGATCAATTTGTTTTTTAAGGAGCTTTAATCTATCTGGAATATTTCCAACTTCTGATTTATATCCAGCTACATCTTTTACTGTTAAGGTGCCGTCTGGTTTTCTTACTGCATGCTTTGATAAAATTGCTTTCATTTGAGCTTGTAGAGAAGCGTATTCTTTTTTCTTTTTATCTATTCCTCTAAAGCTTTTTTCATCAGATTTGAGATCATCTTTTGTAGGCTCTTGATCTTCTTCACTAATATCCTCTCTAATCTTAGAGATTATAGTGAGATTATTCTCGGTTAAATACTTTTGTAAGTTAAATGACATATTGGTCCATTTACTTATAAATATTTACTCGTCTTGTAAATCTTCTTTTGGCTCAGGTTTCCTTAAAGGTCTTGATAATTCTAGCCACTTTGCATATTCGTACTTTACACCATAAAGGTAGTACTCATCTTGTTTTGATTGGGCTTTTGAATATAGGATTGCAGGACCTGTAACTGAATGTGGTTTTGATATCCCATTGTCATATTCATATAGGTGGATAGTAATTCCTTCTATTGTTTTGACAGTTCTATACACTGTATCTTTTTTAGGCATAAACTTAATTTGGTACTAATATAAAAAAAATAATTGATATAAAAAAATTTATTTTAAAACAAATTAATTTTTAATACAGGTTTATCTATTCCTCCAGTTGCATTTCTTACACTAACATCCGTTCTTTTTAAGCCTAGTTGAGAATTTTCTAATGGAACTCTAAAAGTAGTAATTTTTGTAGATTTACTTGGGTATTTAACGAAAGTTCCAGTTGGAGTACCTAAAAGTTCCATAACTTTTTCAGGAGAATCTATATTATATATTTTTACGTCTCCTCCAGTAGTTTCTCTTATATAATAATATCCATAATCTATAGCAGATCCTAGTAACTTACTTATTTTAGATAAATTTCCGTCTGTTGCTTCAAATTTAGTGTCGCTTCCTGTTTGATTAATATAGTTATTTAATCCTCGAACTACTTTTTTAGGATCTGCTCCAAATATTTCAAATATTTTTTTAATAGTTTCATTTGAAATAAAAAGATCTTCGTTAAATACTATTTTTGTTTTATCTTTATTATACGTTATTCCTGGAACAATCCCACCATTATATATACCAGATCCACTGACATTTTTTATTGATAAATAATAAGGTTTTCCATTATAATTTATAATTATATCAGATATTTTTTCTCCTCTATTTTGTGGGCCTTTAAAACTTAATGGTCTTTTTGTATCAGTTTCACCAGCTGCAATTACATCTTCTTCCTTTAAATCTTTAGGATCTATATTTAAAGCATCTAATATTTTCAATACAACTTTATCTTTAATTTCACTCTTATCTAATCCAGCGACTGCTTTTATTCTGCCAACTAAATCTTTTTCAAATTTGCTTCCTTGATTTGCTCCTGCTCCTCCACTTAATACTATAGATGCAGGTCCCATTGTGCTATCAAATTGGAACATATTAAATTTAGAACTCAGATTTGGAAGAGTTTTTGGAGGTATGACCTTTATATTTTTTGCTTTTAAATCTTTTTTTAATATAGATTCAAATTCTTTAGCATCCATTTTAGTTTTATTAGCTATCCTTCCAGGATCACTTTGAGCTTCAAATTTATCAGGGTGTAAATAAATTAATCTACTAACCAATTCTTTATGAATTGCTGATTTTGATAAAGGAGCTTCATACAAACTAGCTTTTAAAATACTTTCTAATATCTTAGACTCTTTTAACTCCTCTGTTCCTCCAGCACCTCCTTCAGATTCTGGTGTTGGTCCGGCTTCTTCTGCTGGACCTTCTTGATCTCTTGTTCCTTGTTCAGCTCCTTCAGGACCTTGGGTTTTTAAAGGATTACCAAACCTAAGAAGCCTAGATATAGCAACCATGCACCTTTCTTTTTCACCTATTGACATCAAATAGTATTTCTTTCCTTGAACAGTTGCTTCATAAGCTTTGCCCATGAATTGCAAGAAAAAGAATTGTCCATTATGAAGTACAACTTTAAATGTAGTTGGTTTAGGTGCTACTACATATATTCCAGTTGTATATTCAATAAATGATGGAGTCATTAGATACTCAAGAGTACTTCTAAGACCCTCATACTTTGTCAATATAAATTGCATAGGATCATCTTCAAAAGTAGAAGTTTCAGGCTCCATCCTATCTAACTCTTGTAAGAGTATATTCTTTAATATGTCATGATTACTCACTGGCATTATTTATTTTGCTTTTTTTGCTGCGGCTTTCCACATTGCTGCTGCCGCTACTTTTTGACCTCTTTCTTTTGAACCGTATTCTTTTGCAGCTTTAGCGGCTACTTTCTCGAATCCTTTTCCTTTCTTACCAACATCTTTACCAGCTTTAGCTTTTTTAACTATAGCAGATTTTTGTTTTTTAGTAAGTCCAGCAGAAGGCTTTTTCTTTTTAGCTTCAAAAAGATCTTCCATCATTGATCTAAGAGACATTACTACATCTTCTTCATCACCTGCTGGTTGTTCAATTGTTCCATTAGGAAGTTCATCCATATCATGTTCACCTTGACCTTCATTATATTCGTGATAGTTATCAGCAGCTTGGTTTATATAGTTAGCAGCATTTGTAATATGATCTTGAATCCAGGCTGGAATATCTTTTTCATCTTGACCTATCAAAGCCATTAATTTACTAGCAGCACTTACAATAGATTTAAGACTACTTTGTGCCATAGAAACTTCGTGATCTTGACCTTCTTCTTTAACTATTTGCGCTTGAAGTTCGTCAGGAAGATTTTTTTGTCCACCTTTTAATTTAGGATTATCATTATACTTCTTAGTAAATGAAGCTTCATCCATTTCAAGAAGCGCTTTAAAGAACGATAATTTATTCATTTTATTTTTTCTTTTTAGATTTACTTGCTCTCTTCCACAACTTTTTATCTACTTTTCTAGCTCCACCTTTACCAGTAACAAATGAATTAACTCTACCCATTCCCCATTGGTGTTGACCAACTCCAGGACGGTGACCTGTTTTCCAAGCAGCTAATCCTTTAGCATAAACACTTTTGAGTATTGACTTAGATATTCCAGTAGACTTAGCTTTATTTGCTAACGCTTTTTCTACTTCAGCATCGTACTCAAGAATAAGTATTTTTTTTAATATGTCTAATTTATTTATCATCTTTCTTTCCGAATCTTTTTTCGTATGCTGATGTTGCTGCGCTTTTCTTTGTCTTATATTTCTTAGTCTTATCTTTGTCAGCATAATCCGCTTCCCATTTACCGTATGCAGAAGGATCATCAGATTTTAACTTTTTAACTCTATTGATCTCTTTCTTCATTGCCGCTGCATCTTTTGTAAGATAAGCAGGATTTATTTTACTTTTCTTTTTTGCTTCACTTACTCTAACACAATTAGGAACCATCTTATTCCCTTTCTTTTTCATACCTTTCTGTTGATATCCATCCCAGCATGATTCTTCTAAAGGATTAAGATCTAACTCCATTTCTATTTCTTTGGCATCTTCATAACCCATACTTTCTAAATCATCTTCTAAAGTATATGGCTTTCCAGAAACTAGTTTAGATATTTCATCTCTAGTATTAGCATCTCCGTCATTAAAAGATTGAAGTATATTCTGGTAATGAATATCAGATTTAGCCAATTCTTTTAATATGTCTTTAAGCTTTATCATTTCTTTATTATTATATCCGCATTTATGACAAGTATATGGATCTTTTCCTCCATCAGATAACTTCCAATGCCATCCACAATTCTTACACACTATTTCTTTATCTTTTACCATGCTCTACAACTCCAATAGTTTGCTTTCCATTTAGGTCCAGGATTAGTGTCACAATGATGTCTAGCCCTGTAACTCTTTCTATGATTAGGAAAACGTTTTTTTATTGCTACTCCTTTTTGTCCAAAGTTTACTTTAACCACGTTTCCTTTAGCGTTCTTAACATATACAGATCTCTTTTTAGGACCATCTGGAGTTAAGAAAGGTTTACCTAGAGTTACTTTTCTTCCGTGATATTCAGCTTCCTCTAAAGGTTTGTCCCAGCATTCTTTTATATAGTCTGCTAGGCATTGAGGACAAAATTCACCTTCGTTTAATTCGTACATTAATGTAAAAATTTAAGCTTATATTTTGTTGATTCAATAAGACCAACTACATTGTCAATCTCATTCTGGATATATGAATCTTGAGGAACTTTTGTTCTTATTACCTCTACAAATTTAGATAGCGCATCAAAGTACATTACAGGATTATCGTCTTCTTTAATAGCATTTTCCATTTTATATCCACGAAGAATGCCATACCTGCCTTGATATGATTCAACTAGACCATCAACTAATTCAACGATCTCTTCATAATACTCTTGTAGAGCTTTATGAACTGCGAAAGAATTAGTTTGCAAGTGATAAATATGAGCTTGATTTCTAGATTGAAATAAAGTTCCAATAAATAGTGCGTATGGTTCCATTATTTTATTTTTTTAGCTGCTAATTTAGCATCTTTTTTTGATTTATTATCCATGTATGAACCGTCTCCCCACCAAGCAATTACTGAATCAGTATCTGCAGTTGAATGAAAATTTGGTCCAGCTTTAAAAACATCTACATTTTGTAGATTTTTATTTGTGCTTATTAATTGCTTAGCAAAATTAAGCGCTGATTTTGGATCTTTAAACTTTTTAGCTTGTCTCACTCCATCTGAAAAGTGAACTTCGAAAGCTTCTTTAAGATTCTTTTTTTCGTCTTTCTTAATTTCTTTCTTAGACTTTTCTATCTTTTCTAATTTAGACATAAGATCATCAATCTGATGGGCTATTTTAACAATACGTTCTTTATGTTGATAAGCGTTTTTAGGATCCTCTTTAGCCATATCAATATGCTCCTTTCTCTTCTTTTCTAGATGGTCGATAGTCTTTTTAATCCTATCTCCAACCTTTCCTTTCTTCTCTTCTAACATTTCTTCTTTAGCACAATATTCTTCATAAAGTCCAGCAGCTACTTGAGTTGCCATATCTTGATCTGGGAATACTCCATGTACTTGATCTGGAACTATTTTACTTCCTTCTAAACCTACCAAAGGATCAATTGGTTCAACTAATGAAGTAAGAGTACATCCTGCATACGGCTTTTTAACCATATATAGAGTATCAATTGCTCCATCGATAGCTTCTTTTTTTACCTTCTTTTCTCCTTTTACGTGTTGGAATTTTTTTAAGGTTTTCATAGGCATTTTTGCCATTTGAGCTGATGCAGTACCAGGTTTTGGTTTTTGGAGTCCTTTTTTTATGGCTCCTGCAATTCTGGCGGCAACTGCTTCTTTTTCTGATTTTGCTGGCATACTATATAAATTTACTAATAAATATCTGTATTCTTTAGTTCCTCTATCTTACTTTTTAATTCTTCATAGATCTTAGTCTTGTCTCCACCAGACCAGTTTTCTATATCGCCATCTTCAGATACGAAGGTATCTTTTTCAACCAACCAAGATTCAAGAGCCCTTTCAAACTCTTCAAGGCTAGCGTTCTTATTATTATTTATGATATTTCTTTCATATTCCTCATACTTCCCTTCTAGCTTAAGTTTACTTTCCATTTCTATAGAGCAGTCAAGACACATTCCATGAATAGAGTAGATCTTCTTATTCACTTCATTAGCCTTCATAGGCTTTGTACATTTAGGACAGCATAAAGGAAAATGAAGGATCTTTTTGAACTTATCTAACTTTGTAATAGACTGCTTTATCCCATTTCTAATGGTCCATTTTTTTCCATCCTCTTCCCAGGTGTCTCCTTCTTTATGTACTTCTTGCGTTTTTTCGTATCCTCCTAAAACTTGAGTCTTATCACCAGATTTACCGGTAATAAGGTTTCTCATTCTTTGTACATCACTTTTCTTGAATTCTTTTTTTAACGTAGACTCTTTAGGTATCATAACATTATTCTATTTCAATCTTTTTTAATACTTCTGGATCTATATACTTAGGTAGAAGTTGTTTATACACCCTACTTCTTTTTTCAGATGTTCCTTTAATTATAATCTTATTTATGTCTTTTTTATAATCGTAATAAAACTTATTAATTATATTAGATACTGTCTCAAGAATGTTTTTAGCATCTCCTTCACCAGTCATTTGAAATGTATCTATTTTATGAAAACCTCTTGTATCTAAACCAAATGACACTTCAAAATCTCCAGCCTTTTCCATTGAAGATATTTCAACTCTATACTTATTTTCTTTTGTTTTAAAAGTATACTCAACAGTTATCAGACTATTATCCTCCTCATCACGAATAACGTCATGTTTTGAAGAAGGATAACTAATCTCATTTATTCTGAATTTACTTAATATATCTTTAGTTTTATCTATATCTTTATGCATTATCGCTATACCACCTAATGCTTTCCATGGAGCGAGGTTTGGCCAATAGTCATCTATTAACATAGAATTTTTTGGATCAGCAGTCATCATAGAATGTTTATCTCCAGTCTGAGCAAATAAAATCTTTTTAGGCTGAGGATTAAGGTGCTTTTGAATCCACTGTTTCTTGCCTTCCTTTGCAAATTCAAACTTGCTAGGACTGGTTAGAATATATGGTTTATATTTACCTATAATAGACCAGAGTTCTTGACCTCCAGGCATCCAATTCATTTTGGACCAGAAGTCAATACCAGCTTTATTTACAGCCTCTTCAAATGCTTTTGAACCTTTCTCTCCATAATACTCTCTTGGAAGTACTCCATAAAAATGTTCAAATCTTGAATCAAAGTCACAAAGAACTCCATCCATGTCACAATAAATTTGAAGTCCATTTGAATTCTCAGCTTCATATATCTGAGTTAGAGTTGGCGTAAATGCTTCATATATCAACTCATTTACATTACCATAAGCTCTCATTAATATTCCAGCTTTAGCATTAGCTTCATTTTCAATATTAGATCCTGTCTTTCCAGAATTAACTTTAAGTCTACCTAACTCATTTTGTTTGTGATGAACAAGTTCATGACCTAATGTTCTTAATATATCAGCAAGATTTCTATTCCCAATATAAACGTCTAAAGACTTTTTATTAGGATCGTACTCTCCAAAACTGTGTCTTTCAAGTACCCAAGCTTTATCTTCTATAAAGTTTATATCAGGAAGAGTGTCTATTCCTAAATTGTCTTTACAGAATTCTATGAAGTCTTGAATTATTTCGTCTCTTAATTTATCTTTCATTTCATTATTTTCAATAGCCTTCCAAATATATCTTTAGCAGCTCCTTTATTATATGCAGCATCAGGTATAAAATTTGAAAACTTTTCAAAGTCTCCTGTCTTTATTGTATCTCTCATTTGAGTTGCAGATATTCTACCAAACTGATCTGGTATTGTAACCGGTCTTATTTTACCAGGAAACCTTTTTTGCATATTATTGAAATATCCTTCACCTTCTACTTCTTCTTGAGCTGCTGCAACATAGATTGGGTCAACATCTGGATTCTCTGCTATGAAAGAAAAAATGTCTTTTATAGGAGTGGATTCTTGAGAAATTGATACACTAATTTTAGGATTCGGTTCTGCATTGAGATACTGTTGCCAAATGTATAGAGAGTCTTGAGGAGTAATCCCATACTTAGTAACGTTAGAAATAATAACATATACTCTGTTTATATAATTTTGAGATGCGAGGTATTGTGCTGCTGCAAAATGTCCTTTATGAGGAGGTTTAAATTTACCAGGATAAAAGCAAGGTCCAACATCCGGAGATGCTTCATTCAATATATCTCTTACGATTTCGTTTGTTATGTGTTCTATATTAATCATGACTTTATAAATGATTTAGCTTTAGTCACAACTTGGTTCATATTAGAACTCTTTAACTGTTCTACTTGATTTTCTATATTATCAAACTGATCTGAAAGTATATCTATCTGCTTATCTACTAATGCTTTAGATTTGGCTAATTCTTCAGGAGTTTTTTCTTTTCCTGGCTCTTTTCTGAATGTAGATTTAAACTGGCCAGATGAAAGAAGATCTTCAAAGAACTCTTTTAATTTACCAGATTTATAAGCCTTTTCAAATTTATTAACCATCTTATTTTCTTCAGGAGACATGTCTGACTGAACAAGATAGAAGTTGTTTCCAAACATACTTTTGTATGCCTCTATATTCTTATAAACGTTATTCCAACTTGTTAAAACTCCTACAGTTGGTACTTTTCTTTCACGTTTGAAGTTACGCATAAAGCTAACAATAGGATTAGTATATACCATGACCATCATAGGATCATATCCTGAGTCTACTATATTTTGAACTCTTTGAACATTAGTTCCTGTAGTATCATAAATAAAGCTTTTGCCAGAATTGATAGCATTAGGAAGATCGACCTTCTCTATCTGGCTAGATGCTTTGCCTAGATTATTATACATAGGACTATCTTGGTCTTCTACGTATTTATCGGCATTAAGTTCTTCCCAGCCTGCTTTTTTAATATCAGACTTTATCTGATTAGCAAAGGTTGACTTACCTGCACCAGCTCCACCAGCCATAATAATGGCTTTTGGTTGGCCCTTTATTTCATTTAACAAATCTAGTAGCTTAATCATACTACCAATAAATATTAATTATCAAGTTTAACCGTGTTAGGAAGAGTCAAAAGTTCAATATCTGTTTCTGGATGTATAATTTTATATGTTTCGTAGGTGTGTAAGAACATTTGGAAATATTCATCTAGAGTTTTTTTGCCTTCAAGGATCTCCCAGCCAGCGCCTTGCATCTTTTTATTTGACTTATCTGGGCCTCTTTTAGAAGACTTTAGCCAGATAATACCATTACGATCTACCTTTTGAAGATACTTTTCCTCATACGCTTTTGTGTAAGCTGCCATCTGAAGGTAATAACTTTCATGGATATTATTAGAAGTTTTAATATCTAAGATCCACCTCTCTCCATTAAGTTCTACTAAGAGGTCAAGTGTACCAGAATATTTGTGAGTATCCGAGTACATAAACTCTTCCGATAATAACAAGGTAGGTTTATATGTGGTCCAGAAGTCAGTAAAAGCAAGTATCATTTTCCATACATGTGTATGATAGTTTACTTTCCCGTCTGATTCGATCCACCGTATCTCCTCTCCTCGTAAGAATTTTTCAATGGCGTTGTGGACTTGAGTTCCTTCATCACCAGCACGACGCATAACAATATCAGCATTATGCCCCATATCTTTAAGCCAGGTCTCGAAAAAAGAACCTTTCGGAAAATAACCCAGGATTGTTGTAACAGATGGGTAAAAAATACCAGGCGATCTTTGATAGTATCTAGAATCATGTAATGTAATTTGTCTAAGTTCAGGATCTGTTTCTACTATTCGCTTTAAGAATTTATCTCTATGGATGTTCTTATTTTGTTCAATCATAATAACTGCATTTTTTTGAGAAGCAAGTCTCCAAATGAGAATGGCTTCGCTTTGTGTAATAACTTGGTCATGTTTTCAAAACCAAGGTCAGAAGGATCTTTTCCTTCTAATTCTATTAGATAAACCTCTTTGCCAAGGTTTAAAAGATTTTGTGAGTAGTCTAGTGCCGATTTAAGGGCATCTTTATCTAGAGCCAAATAAACTGTTTTTACTTCTGATTGTACTAACTTTAGCATTAAAGATTCAGGAATAGTTTTACCAAATAATGGTATTGCATTTCTTTTAATAGCAATCGCATCAAATATTCCTTCACATAATATAATAGGAATAGACCAATTTACAAAGTATTCTAATCCTATAATCTCTGTTTTATTACAAGTTGGAGCATCGTATTTACGTCCAGGATCTTTTTCAAATGATCTAGCTATGAAATAGTTTATGTCTCCATTATAATTGTATGAAGGTACTATGATTCTATTTTTATATCTACCTGTCTTACAATATCCAATATTATACTTTTGTATATCTTGAGTTGTAATCTGTCTTTTCTTTAAATAGGCTAATGCATGTCTTGACTCAAGAGATTTATCTGGATTGACTAATGAAATAAATTCTTCTGGAAGTCTTACTTTGTCATGCTTAGGCTTTTCTATATTAGTTGTATCTCCTTGAAAGTACTGTTTCATTTCCAGTATCTTTTCAGTAGGAGCTCCAATCTTTTTTAATAATGATACCGGCGTTTTACCTTTAGTTTGTGGTTGACAGGTCCAGCAATTATATTGTCCAGTCTTAATATTAACAATCAGTTTTTGATTATGATGCTTACAAACAGGACAATAAAAGGCATAGTCAGCATTAGACTTGGATCCTTTTCCTTTGCCTAATACGTTTTCTAAAAGTCCTAATATAAGTAGTTCATTTTCCATTACACTAATATAAGACAAAAAAATGAGATAAAAAAATATTTATTGAAAAAAATTTTTTTCTTTCAAAAATTTGTTGTATATTAGCTTTGTTAATGTCTCTATCTATGCTCTATACCATAGCTTGGTGAAATTCCATGAGTGCGTTTTAGAATAGATGCTTAAAGTGACTACCAGGAGCTAAGACTAAAAAATATGCTTCAGGTATATAAATATAAGTGGTAGTGAAGTTTTAAAGTAATATCGGCAGTATCCGACGGTTTAGTCCGCTAAAGGGTTTTAAATATAAGCTACCAAATAAAAACAAAGTCAATTACACTCTAAATAAAGGTTAAATACCTTTAAACTAGTTTATTATGAATCTAGAAGAAATACAAATAGATAATATAGAAATAACAGAAGAACAACTACAATCATTGTATATGTATCTATCAATGACATTTGATACAATGGATGAAGATCAAAAAACATTTTGGAATTACGTAATGGAAAAAATAGATCCTGAATTTAGTTATGATGATTAAAATACTATCCATAGATACTTGCAAAAGATGTATTAATCTTAAAGAATCTTTAAATAAAAAAGGAATATTTTATATTTCTGAGGATTGCTCTGGTGATAATAGCGTTTGCGATGCTATTGAAAATCTTACCAATACTGAATTGTATCCAATAGTTCTTATAATGGAATCAAATACTAAGATAAACCATATAGTATTTTTGACTACTGATTATAATAGACTAGGAAAAAAAGAAACTTTAGGCAGTAACATTATAGGAATTCCTATGCACTCTATGGATCAATTGATAGAATACACAATAAATAGTTATATTAAATAAAAATAAGTTATGAATAATTTAACAGCTGAACAGCTAGCAGGAAATCTAGATAAGTTCTACTCTCTCATAAATAAGTATATCACTGGAGATAGAAAAGATCAATTACTGGAAATGTATAAAGATTTAGAAGATACATTAGTAACATCTCCGGCGTCAACTAAAATTAGTCACCACAATGCTTTTATTGGAGGGTATGTTGATCATGTTATTAGAGTAGTTGAAGCTTCATTAGTATTTGAAAAAGTTTGGGATAAATTTGGACAGGAAAAAACATATACTACTGAAGAACTTGCATTCTCAGCAATCAATCATGATTTAGGTAAGCTTGGTACAAATGATGAACCAGTATATATTCCTAATCAATCTCAGTGGCATAAGGAAAATCAAGGTCTTATGTTTAATTACAACCCAAATATAATTCATATGAGGATTGCAGATAGAAGTCTATTTGTACTTCAATCTTATGGAATTAAGGTTTCAGAAAATGAATATCTTGGTATTAAACTTCATGACGGATTATATGAAGAAGCAAATAAGCCATACTATATAACTTATAATAAAGATTCAGAATTGAAATCTAATATAGCTTATATACTTCATCAAGCTGATTTAATGGCTAGCAAAATCGAATCATCAAAAAAATAATATATGGTAATAGGAATTATAAGTTTAGTTTTATGGATAGCCTTAATAGTTGGTTATGTCATTTGGAATCTGTTTAATAAAAATAGAAAACTTGAAAAAATGGTTTTTAGACAACAAACATTTATAGACGGAATAAAAGGATGCATGAGAGAAATAAATGATACGGCTAATAAAATTGATTCACAAATTTGGGTACAATCTGATCCTGAGTTTTTAGCTCTTATGGAAAATGTTAAGCAAATGCAAACATCAATAAATAATTTTATAGAGGAATAATATGGACGTATTAGCTAATGAGGAAGAGGTATTATTAACTAAAAAAGGCGAACCTAGAAAAAGAAAGCCAAAGGTAAAAAATAATTATTTTACTTTAGATACTGAAGAAGCAATTCTTAGGTATAGAAATACTAATAATATTGCAGAAAAGAATAAGATATATAATCAGTATATACATTATGGATTTTACAAACTGGTAGAAAATATCATTCACACATTTAAATTCTATTATACGGAAGTTGATAACATAGAGGATTTAAAATATGAGGTAATCTCTTTTCTTTTACAAAAATTAGACCTATATGATCAGTCTAAAGGAAAGGCATATTCTTATTTTGGAACTATTGCCAAAAGATATCTTATTATATATAATCAAAAGAACTATAAGAAATTAGTATCTAAGGCTGAGATTGGGGATCAACATGACGATAATGCACTTCTTAATAGTTTGCTAGTCAAAGAACCAGAGCCAGAACTAGATAAGCTAGACGTGGTTGAGTTGTTTATTAAATATGTAGATGACAATCTTTTGGAGATTTTTGATAAAACTGATGAAGCAAAGGTAGCTGATGCTATATTAGAAATCTTTAAAAGGAGAGAGAATATAGACATCTTTAATAAGAAGGCCGTTTTTATATATGTTAAAGAAATGGCAGATACTCAGTCAAACACAATTACAAAAGTAATCAAGAAGCTAAAAACTATATATAAAACAATACTTAATAATTATCTAGAAAATAATGACTATTAATATTTATTCTAAAAAGTCATGGATTTAGATAAAGAAATCTTTACAGGGAAAACAATCTCAGATCTAGTAGAGGAGGTATATAATAAACATAAAAATCAGGACTCTACGATAAAACAGGAGATCATGAGGCTTGCTGACATGATTGAAACTCCTGGTGACGCTATTGTAATTGTTCCTCTTTTGAAAGGATTTATGGACTCTAGTCTTAAGAATGATGAAGTCCTGATGAAACTTCTAACTTTATTCCAAAAGGCAGCAGAGTCTCAAAAGAAGAGTGATTCAGAAGATTCCGGAATTTTAACAGAGAATGACATTCAACAGTTATTTAATGATGTTACAACTATGAAAATCAAAGATACAAAACAATTACCTAGTGCATAATGGCTTGGGGAGATAAAATAGATTCTAGTCTTGGAAATAAATCTGGACAATACTTTATCATTGGTAGAGTAAAGCATATTGTATTAGGTCCTTATATAGCGAGTACTAAACTTCCTGACCAAGAATATAATAACCCTTCTGATCTAGGTAAGATAAAATTTGAACTCCTCTATTCAAGTTTATCTACATCAAAGTCAAAAGAAGTATCTGAGCCCGCGTATCCAATGTTTAGCTTTCTAAGGCAGTATCCAGTTGTAAATGAAATTGTATTAATATTAGCTGGACCTACTCCTGAATTAAATGAAAGGTTTACTAAACAACAGTTTTTTTATTTCCCTCCTTATGATTTATGGAACCATGTTAATCATGGAGCATTTCCAAATATGTCAGAATATTCTCAATTTCTTAACAAAACTTATAATCCAGCCGGATATTCAGGTAAGGCTACAGAAGGTCCAAAACTTCCATTAGGGTATACTTTTACAGAAAAAGAAGAAGTTAGAAATATAAGGCCATTTGAAGGAGATTCAGTTTTGCAATCTAGATTTGGACAGTCTATAAGATTTGGAAGTACAGTTCCTGTAATGAAAAGTCAAAACAACTGGTCAAATTCAGGAAATAATGGAGATCCGATAACTATAATAACTAATAGGCAAGGATCTAGACCTGGATCAGATAAAATGGATCCATTAGTAGAAGACATAAACAAAGACGGATCTTGTATATATTTAACTAGTACTCAAGAAATAGATCTTGAAGATATAAATCTTTTTCCTTTAGCTTCTTATGGAACATCTATAAAAGCTATAATTCAAAATGCAATAGAAATCCAAAGACCTGCTATTTCTGATGAAACTATTTCTTCACAATTCCAAGATGAAAATAGTATTAAATAATGTACAAACCAGAATTTCCATATAAAAGTGACCAAGTAATTATATCTTCAAATAGAGTAATTTTACATTCTAAACAAGACTCTATATTTTTATTTGGAAAACAATCTGTAGGTTTATCATCTACAAAGACGATAAATTTAGATGCAGTTGAAAAGGTTTTAATAGACTCTCCAAAAATAGAATTAGGTCATCAAGCAGAAGCATCAGGACAGCCTGTAGTATTAGGCAGAGATTTAAATACTCAATTAAGAGTTTTTGCAGAAACAGTTTCTCAAGCATCTGTTTTATTAGCTCAAGCAGCTGAAAGTAATCTTGGTGCTAGTATGCAGCAAATAGCTACAGCAGGGCAAATTATGAAAGGGGCTTGTGATACTATTTTAAACGTATTAAATTCTGGAGTAATCCTTTCTAAAAATACCTATACTAAATAGAAATGGCCGATACTAACATAATTAATGAAAATACCACAAACCAAATAGGTTTAGAAAAAGCTATTGGTGCTATAGGTAAATTTATAGCACAAGTACAAAAAAAGACTAATGGTATTATATATGGCCAGTATAAATTAAAAGCAGACGAAGGAACCGATATTCAAAGAGCTTTAGATAAAGGAATAATGAAAGCTTTAGATGAATTAGTCTCTGTTGACTTTTGTAATATTTTAAACTATCTTTCTGGAATTGCTCCTCAAGGGAAACCTTTTGATCCTAATACAGATATAACTACATTAGATCCTTTACAAAAAAAGAAATTTCAAATTCAAAAAGCTGCTTATTTTGTACAAAAAAGTATAGACGATTATAATAAAAGTTATGCAGATTCAAATAATGCAAATAGTAAAGTAGGATTGTATTCTGTTATTAAGAATATTGCTAATGAATTTAATGATCTTATATCTAATAAAGACACCGGATTAAATGATCCTGAACTTTTAGATTCATATCCTCAACTTAGTCTTTTTACAAATTTTATACAAGATAGTCTTGGAACATTTAATAGATACACAGATATAAGACAGATTCCTAATTCTGAATTACAAAAGTTAATTTCTAAAGTAGATAAACTTAGAGCTATCTGTATTGCTATAGTTAATTTAAATGATATAGGAGCATTATTAAGTTTAGCTGCAACTGCTAGTCCTAAAATACAACAGGATTTAAATAAAATAAACAAGTTAATAAATCCTAAAAAAATAATACCATTTTTAAAGAATATTTTAAATACTGCAAAGAATATAGATTCTATAGCTAAAAGAATATTAGGATTTGTAAATAGTGCTAGAGCTATAATTAAGCTTGTAGTTAATTTAATTAAGATCTTTAAAATTATACAGAAGTTTATTATTTTAGTTGTTATACCTGCTATGTTCAGTCCTATAGGTCCTATAGTTGGACTATCTAAAACAGAAAGGGAAATTTCTAATTTTATAGATAAACTACTAAAAAGAATAAGCCAGATTAATTCTATATTAGCTCAAATGGTTATGTTTATAACTACTTTGATAATAGCAATAGAAGAGATTATATCTAGACTTAATATGATGCTATTGAATCTAGATGCATGTTCAAATATGGATCCTGATCTAGTTCAAGAAATTAAAGATACAGTAAATCAATTACAGGATAGCCGTAACCAGTTAAAAAACTTTATTGATACTTACAATAACAATAAGTCTAGACCTAACAATACATTTGGAGAATATACAATTCAAATAAAAACCGAAGAAGTTACTGACTCTGGAATTGGATTAAAAAGAAGATACGGAATAGCTTTAAATTCAAATGCAATAGTAGTAGTTGAATCTACTCCTACATTTGCTTCTTTAGATCAAATAATAATAAATGAAGTAAAAGTGTTATTAGTATCTAAAGGACTTGTACATTCAGATTTTCAAACAATGTCATCAATAGATATATCAAATATTACAGAATCATTAAACTATTTGGCTGATCAAGATATTTCTATAACTGATATAGAAAATATTGGGGCTGAGGTAAACACTGGAATGGATGCGCCAAATAATGAAAATGAAAATGACGGAATAGGACTTAGCGCGTTTGTAAATAAACTTCAAGGAGGTAAAAAGCTAAGGAAAAGAGTTAGGGAAATGATGGCAAAAAGATCAGCTCAATTAGGGTCTGATCTTAAAAATACAGATCCTAATCAAAAAGTCTCTTCTGGAGTAACTCCTAACTTTTCAAATTTATTAGGATCTGATACCGAAGATCCTGCTGAAAAAGCAAGAAAGAAGAGAAAAGGCTAGACAAAAAATTATCAAAACAATATTTATAAGATATGGGACAAGTAGACCAATTAAGAAAACTTATAAGAGAAGAGTTACGAACTGTTCTTAAAGAAGAGCTTCCTAAGATTCTTATGGAACATAAGGCTCCTATTATGGTAGACCAAAAAAAGAATCTTCAAGAACAAGTAAAAGCTAAGATTCCTGGGACTTTAAATACAGCTCCGATAAAACCTAAGGTTAATTTTGCTCCAAATAATCCTATGGCTGCATTTCTTAATGATACAGCTAAATCTATGATTAATGAGGATTTTAGTATGACCTCAGATAATGTTTTACCAGGATTAGGTTTTCAACCAAAAGAAGCTTCTGTAGGATCTGTTCAAGGGATGTTAGGTACAGCAAGACCTAGTTCAAATCTAGACGCTGTTCAAATAAATGAGGTTCCAGACTTTTCAGGATTAATGAGTAAACTTAAAGAAAGAGGTGAAATTTAATGGCATACGGAATTAAGCAAATATCACCGTTAGACTTAAAACCATCTACTGCTATAGGTGTTAAACTACCTTTCATGGCAGATAATGTATTTACTTCTGTATATACAACCAAAGAACAGATTAAATACAATATAATAAATTATCTTTTAACTGATCCTAGAGAGAGGCCTATGAATCCTACTTTTGGAGCGGGACTTAGATCTAGGTTATTTGAGCAAATTTCCCAACAGTCATTTGATGATCTTAAGCAATCTATAATGACCCAGATGGAAAATTATTTTCCTCAAATACAAGTTACTACCTTAGATATTATAGGCAATCCAGATTATAATTCTATAAACATAAAATTTAGTTACAGATTATTAAGATCAAATGAAAATGACTCAGTCATATTGACAATACAAAATATGTAAAAATGCCTAATCAAGTAGACATAAAATATCTAAATAAGGATTTTAACTCTTTTAAATCAGATTTGATAGAGTATGCTAAATCGTATTATCCTACTGTGTATAATGATTTTAGCCAGCCTTCTCCTGGAAGTATGTTTATTGAAATGGCTTCTTATGTTGGAGATGTATTGTCTTTCTATCTTGACAATCAATTACAAGAGACGTTTTTACAATACGCTAAACAGAAAAATAATCTTTATACTATGGCTTATATGTTAGGCTATAGACCTAAAGTAACTTCTGCTGCAATTGTAGATGTGGATGTTTATCAACAAATACCATCAGTAATCTCTGGAAGCGCTATAATACCTGACTTCTCATATTGTATGACTGTTAATCAAGGAATGCAAATAAAGTCAAATGTTAATCCATCAATATTATTTTATATTCCTCAAAAAGTAGATTTTTCTACTTCATCTTCATATGATCCAACAGACATTAGCGTATATACTGTAGATGGATCAAATAATCCTACAAGGTATTTATTAAAGAAAACAGCCCAAGCTATTTCTGGTCAAGTTAAAACTCAGGCATTCACTTTTAGTGCTGCTCAAAGATTTTCTACAATAACAATACAAGACAGTTCTATAATCTCTATTTTAGATGCCAAAGATTCTAATGGTAATACATGGTATGAAGTACCTTATTTAGCACAAGATTATATATTACAACCTGTACAAAATACTGCTACAAACTATCCTAGCTTATATCAATATGCTAACCAGGTTCCTTATATGATTCAAAAAGTACAAGTCCATAGAAGGTTTGTATCTAGATTCAGAAGTTCAGGCATATTAGAAATAGAATTTGGATCTGGTATAAATTCAGTTGCAGATACAGCAGTTTTACCAAATCCTAATAATGTAAGTGTTGGTTTAACAGGAGGAGGTCTTAGTACTTTATCTAGTTCTTTTGATCCTACTAACTTTGTAACTACACAAACTTATGGACTTGCTCCTAAGAATACAACTATAACATTCCAGTATCTTGTTGGAGGTGGTGCTGCAGCAAATGTATTGTCAAATCAATTAACTCAGATATTTTCTTATAGCGTAACAGGAAATACAACATACCAAAATACAATAGCCACAAATAATGTAAATGCTGCTGTTGGTGGAGGAGACGGAGATTCTGTTGAAGAATTAAGATTAAATATAGCATCTGAATTTCCAAGCCAATTAAGAGCAGTAACTCAGCAAGATTATTTAGCTAGGGTTATGAGTATGCCATCTCAATATGGAACAGTGTCAAAAGTATTCATGACAAAAGATGATGCTACTTTTGCAAACTATATGAATGCTGATCCTAGTCAAAAAGATCAAGTTTTAGTAAGCATGTACTTATTAGGATTAGATTCAGTAGGAAATTTAGCTTATCCATCACCTGCACTTCTTAAAAATGTACAGACATACATCTCTGATTATAGAATGATGACAGACTCTATTAATATAAAGCCTGGATACATTATTAATATTGGATGTAATTTTGATATCATTATAAGACCAAACTATACAAGTCAAGATGTTATAGCAAGATGTATAACTCAACTTCAAGATTATTTTAATACAGGTAATTGGCAAATGAATGAACCTATAATATTAGGTGAAGTATATTCTTTATTAGATCAAGTTGAAGGAGTTCAAACTGTTAAAAAAATAGATATTGTAAATAAAACAGGAGAATCATCAGGTTATTCAAAATATGCTTATGATATTCAAGCTGGTACTTTAAATGGAGTTGTTTATCCTTCACTAGATCCATCTATTTTTGAATTAAAATATCCTAACACTGATATACAAGGTCGTGTAGTAACAATGTAAAAGATAAAAAATGGCAGTATATAAAATATTCGCTTCAGCTGATACAACACTATATTCTAATGCTCCTGCAAAAAATGCTGGGCTAGATGAAATATTAGAGGTGGCAGTAAAAAATTATGAGACACCACTTAACTATTTTGTAGATCCAGTACCGTCTTCTCCACTTCTTCAAGATGATTTAAGAAGATCAATAGTAACATTTTCTGATAGTGATTTAGCTACTTTAAAAAAATATACAACAGGTTCATGGAAAAGTAATTTAAGATTATATTTAGCTAATGCGGAGAATCTTAATACTTCATATAGTTTAGAAATTAGGCAAGCTTATCAAGCATGGCAAATGGGAACTGGTAAAGCTTCCGATTCTCCTGAAACAAGGAATGGTGCATGTTGGTATAGTCCTAATCAATATACTACTAGTACCAATAGCTGGGGTTCTGGAACTTACTATTTAACCCCTGGTGGAGGTTCGTGGACAGCAAACTACACTACTCAATCATTTGGATATTCTGATAATAAGGATATAAATGTTGACGTAACTTCTATGGTTGATACTTGGTTTAGTGGATCCAAAGGAAATTATGGATTCTTAGTAAAACATAAAGATTACGTAGAACAAAGTTCAGGTAGTTATATAGCATTGAGTTTCTTTTCAGTTGATACTCACACAATATATCCTCCAACATTAGAAATAAAATGGGATGATAGTTCGTATACAACAGGAAGTTTATCAGTTATAAACAGCAATAATTCAGTAATCACTTTAGGAAATAATCAAGAGTCTTTTAAATTAACCACTGGCAAATATAAGTTTTTAATTAACGCAAGAGACAAATATCCAGTTAGGGTATTTACAACAGCTTCATTATATACATCAAATAAGGCACTTCCTCAAACATCTTATTGGGCATTACAAGATGCAAAAACAGAAGAATTTGTTGTTGATTTTGATACTAGCTATACAAAAATAAGTTGTGATGGAACTAATAGTTATTTTTATATGTACATGAATGGACTTGAGCCAGATCGTTATTATAAAATTCTTATTAGGACACAATTAGATGATGGAGAGTCAATTGATATAGATAACAACTTAATATTTAAAATAGCTAGATAATGGCAAATGTGGATTTGACTAAACAAGTATATGGAATAAACACGTATACTAAAGCTATTGATACAAGTTTTAGTGAGTTATTATCTCCAGCTGTAAATGATACAACAAGTTCAGTTACTGTTGATGATTTTTTTAATTACTACGACCAACTTTTTTTTAATATACCTGTTGATGGAACAATAAATTCACATGTTTATTTAGTACAAAGAAGTCAACAATATATAGGAGGATCTGTAATTGATGCTGAGAAACAAGCATTGATTGAAGAGATAAACTCATTGAGGCAACAATTATTAGATCTAAATCAAAATTTCACAAATATTAACAACATACTATAATGGAGTTAGTAAATATAACATATAACGGGCAAGGGATATCAAGTCAAGATTTATCTGTTTTAGATAAACAATTAGTTACTTCAAATTATATAAATGCTCAATTTGGAGATGTAAACGATTATGTAGAATTATATGTTTACGATGAAGTTGGTAATCTTTTAGAATCAGATTATGATGCTAGAAATTATTATCCTTATCTTACTGCAAATCCTAAAAATAGTACTTACTCTAGTATAACTTTAGATCCTGAAACTGATCTTAGAAATAAAGGATATAATAGAGGAAATTTAAATGCTCAATATAATTTTTATAGAAACTTATTTAATTCTTCATTCGGTAAGTTCTACTGGATTAAAGAAATTTCTACCTCTAGAACAGAATTAAAATTATCTTCTCAAACTATAAGTTCTCAAGATATAAAATCTGGACTTTCAGTTTATCAAGCTTATATTGCTACTAAAAATTATTATCCTATATTCTATTTGAATTTTGGAAATAATCAAACAGTAATAGCTGAAAATGTTGTATACTATGAGGATGATTTAGGAGGGTATTTGTTAATAAAATTATATGAAGCTCTACCTACACAATATGATATTAAAACTCAACTTTGGATAGTTGATAAAATAGCAGAGTCAGTTAGTTTTAATGTTAGCATAACTGTAGAAACTTCTATAGCTCAAAATTTAAATAGTCTTAGAGGACCAAATTTTAATGTAGCTATAAATAGTAAAAATGGCCAAACTACTCCATACTATAGTTATAATTCTTTATTTTCAAGTCCAATAAGTTCATCTTATCAAAAATTGATGAGCTATTACCAAGATAAATCAATAGAACTTAATTTAGACTATAGTGATTTTTCTAACTTTATACATTTCTCAAGTGCTACTGAAAGGGTAAATAATTTTGTTTATAAGTTAGGACTTATAGAATCCTACAACTCTCAAATATCTCAGCAACAAATTGTAGCTGGTAGTACAGCTAATTCTTCCATTGCTTCAGGATCTATTAATACTATACAATCTTCTATTAATAATATAATAGAAAAGTTCGATATATATGAATACTTTTTATATTTTAATTCATCTAGTTGGGCTTGGCCAAAATCAACAAGCACACAACCCTATTCTTTATATTCAGTAACTTCATCTAGAGCATTAAGTTTTTTAGGATCTTCCACAACCAGTCCTAATGCAACTACACAATCTTTATTATTTTCTGCTTCTTATTATGATGCTACTAATAAAGATCTTCTTCATAGTTCAATACCTCAATATCTTTTAGACGATCCAAATAATGATCCGTATGTAACATTTATTGACATGATTGGACAACATTTTGATAATATCTGGGTATATTATAAAGATCTTTCTAATAGGTATAATGCAACAAATAATCCTAATACAGGTATTTCATTAGATATAGTTTCAGACGCGCTTAGAGGTCTAGGTATTCAATTATACACTAATTCAAACGTATCTGATAATTTATATTATACTTTATTTGGTATTAATGATGATGGAAGTTTACTTCCTCCAACTGGATCTGAACTAATTACTAACTACGTTACTTCTAGTTTAACAACCCTTCCTTCAGCAACAATACAAGATGAAATATATAAAAGACTTTATCATAATTTACCGTATCTATTAAAAACAAAAGGTACTCAAAGAGGAGTTAAAGCTCTAATAAGTTCTTTTGGTGTACCTTCAGATATATTAGGAATTTATGAATTTGGAGGCCAGCCAGCAAATTCTTTTGATGGAGTTTTTGATCTAGATACAACTCAGTATAAAGTATCTATTGATACAGGAAGTTTTGGAAATGTTACAGGAAGTGTTGCATTATCTGCTTCTGTATTATCTCCATATACTACTATTCAACATTATGATAAAAATAATAGAATAAATAGTACAGCTGTTGAAGTTGGATTTTCTCCTGCAAATACTATAAACAATAATATATCTTCATCATTAGGAACATTTGATATAAATCAATTAATAGGAAATCCTAAGGATCAATATTCTTCTTCGTATTCTAGTTTAGTTAGTTCTAGTAACGCATATTTTTTAACTTATACTCAACCAAATAGTGTTTGGGAATATATAAGGCTTATTAAATTTTATAATAACTCTTTGTTCAAAATGATCAAAGACTATGTACCTGCTAGAGCAAATGTTTCCACAGGTATTATTGTAAAATCTCATATGCTAGAGAGGAATAAATACGCTAGACATGAACCTAGTGCTACTTTCCAAAACTATTCACAATCTATAGATCTACTCAATGTATCTGCATCTGATGGAGGAATGATTTCTCCATCCTCGAATACTAACTGGTCTGGATTACTTGTCACTTCTTTAGGTGGAGTTCCTTATTCTAGTTCACAAAATGTAGAAAAATATACTGGTCAATTTAGTGGTTCAAATATAGTTGTTAAACATTCGCCTGTATTTAGCCAAAAAGAAATATCTAGTAAACCAGCTGCTGGTCTTTATGTAACATATTCACTTAGTCCTTTATATCAAAATGTAACAGACTCTGTAAGATCTATATATCTTTGGGATCTTGATTATAGCACAAACCAATTAAAGCCTATAAATTTTGGTATAATTACAAAGTCTATTAATGATTCACAGATAAATAATTATGCTGATTATATTGATCCTATGAGTCCTTATGCAATGGTTCAAGACTATAATTACGAATTAAAGAGGTCTACAATACCTAGATATGAAGGATCAAAAACAATAAGTCAATACTATACGTCATGGTCTTTAGGAGATTCTTCTTATGGTAAAACAGCTGCAATAGATAAAATAAAATATCAATACGCATATCTTATTGATATCTATTCTTCTTCTATGTTTTTACCTGGTAGATCTAATGCGCAGATAAAATACGTCATAGATGATAATCAAAATGTATTAGACCTAACAAAGGCAAACTTTAATATATTTTCAGTTCAAAACATATTTAAGTCAGGAGAAACTACAGATATATCTCTATTTGAATATGATGAAAAGAACTGGTACACTCAGCAACTAGCGGATAATCCAACTCTTCCTATATTTGAAGGAGGATTTAGATACTTACCCGTACTTCATAATGTAAGTGGATCAGCACCATATCAAAATTATTTATTAACTTCTCCTATACCTCAAAACATAACAGTAACTACAGGAGGCAGCGGTGGCGGCGGTGGTGGAACTACTCCACAACCTGAAGATCCATGGCTTCAAGAAGAAAACTGGTCTGTTTCATTATGGTCATATGAAAATTATGATGGAGGATCTAATACGTCCGGATATCAATTATATGTTTCTGCTTCTTACATTGGCGGTGGTAGTAATCCTCCTTATCCTGTAACTATACATACTAGTAATTATTTAAACATTTTTAGTTTTAGTGGGTGTACAGCTGCCTCTCCAAATTTAATTGACGTTTCAATTGCTACTGGTAATAAAGGAGGATACAGTATAGTTGCTGATCCGAATGGTATTTTACAACCAGCTGGTTTCCCAACTATGACTGGATATACACCTACTGGAAATGGATCAGGATGGAGTTCTTTTACATCAACCCCTTCACATTGGCCTCCATATCCTCCGTTCTCAGTTCCAAATTGTTTTGTATCTATAACTTCAATTGACGCTGGAAGCGGAGGCGGCGGAGGTGGTGGCGATGTTACTACTACATACACGTTTTATACTACAAATATAACTAGTTCTCAAGCTTGTTTATATTATTTAACAGGATCTAATCAATTAGTGTTTAATAATGTTATTGCAAACAATTATGTAGATCCAGGATTTACTTTTGATTCAACATCAGATCCTTATTGGGCTGGTTCTAGTTTAGAAACAGTTATTCTTCCGTTTAGTCCTACAGTAGGAGATAGAATATCTTTGTACGATTCGTCTTCAAGACTTGCTTGGGATGAAAGATTTGAATACGTAGTAAAAAGTGTAACAACTACTGGATCTTTAGGAACCACTGGATCTAGACTTTTAGTAGAGCTTGATAGATCAGCTAACTTAGCTTTATTTGTAACTCAGAGTGTTACTCCTGATGCCACAACAAAATCTTTTTACAGAGCATGTAGATATATTTTATGGAAACATGTCCCAGATGAAACTAACGTAATGCTTAGATATAATCCTAAAGATTCTAGCATAGTTGAAAATGGACTTCTATTCCCTCAATATATAGATCCCAATGTAAAACAAAATTCAGGTAATACTGTAAAAGCACTTAAACAACAAAATCTTATTAATCCAGATAAAAATACTGTGGTTTTTAGTTAGATTAAATTAAAACTCGAATTCATAATATTTATTTAAAAGCGCAAATTATATGTCATATTTAAGTAATACATCTGTAATAGTTGACGCCATCCTTACAAAAAAAGGAAGAGAGCTTCTTGCTCGCAATGATGGCTCTTTTAAAATTACGCAATTTTCACTATCAGATGATGAAGTAGATTATACTTTATATAATCCTTACCACCCCTCAGGATCTGCTTTTTATGGAGAGGCTATTGAAGCAATGCCAATACTTCAAGCTTATCCTAATGATCAGGAGATTATGAAATACAAGTTGATAACTCTTCCTAGAGGAACAGCTAAAATCCCAGTTCTTGATCTTGGATATACTAATATTACAATAAAGCAAGGAGCGTCACTTTCAATTACTCCTCAAACTTTAAATTATCTTGGGGCTACATCTACGTTTGAGCAATCTGGTTATATAGCTACTATAGGTGATGTAAGGACTATGTCTACATTTAATGGTGTAGGTATAAATACTGCTGAGGCAACCACTTTAAATTCAACAACTACAATAGGTACAAATGTTAGTAAGACTGTTATAGGAACTACCATTAATATTACAGCAACTACCGTAAACACATTATTCGGATCTAATACCTCTCTATATACAACACTTGTGGTTGTTGGTCGTGACTCTGGAGCAAGAATTAGTATTCCTGTAACAATTGTAAAAGTATCATCATAATAAATAGAATATGTCATTCACAAAATTAGATCCAACAGATTTTGTAGTATCTTCAGATTCAGTAACTGCACCTGCATGGAGCGGAGGAGTAACTATATTGTCTTCATTTTTTACCGCATCAGCATCTACAACAGGAAGCTATTATCTTGATGTTTATAATGCACCTGTAACAACTACAACTTCCTCTATTCAATTTTCTATAGCTTATGGGCATTCTTTAGGCTATGGATCAGTTCCTTTAAATTCATTAATCCCAACAAATACACCATCTAGAATTACATTTGGGCAGTATAGAAACTTAATATACGGAGATGCAGAAAGTGCTGTAAATTTTGGAACTGGAAATACATCTTCTGTGGATTTAGTTGCTATTGCTATAGATAGAAATAGATATAAAGAGGCTATTTTTCCTGGTACATTTAATATATCTTTATCTGGTAGTGGTGCAATTTTAAAACTTACAGATAATTCTAATGATGTATCTACTATAACTTATTTAGACGGAGGAAGAGTTTTTGATATAATATCTGGATCTAATGGAACAGCAGTAAATAGTCCATTACTTTCAGGAGCTTCTGCAAAAGGATATACTGCTTCAGGTAGTTACGGTTTAATGCTTCCAGATATTGGATTAATTCTTTTAAATCCAAGAGCTTTGGGATTAAATACAGCAGGTGGAGGAATTGGATTAACATTTACTTCTAGTATTTCTACTAATAATTCATATTATAATAGAGAAGTAATGTTTCAAGCAATTAATCTTGGAGCATCATTTCAATTAAATTCTCAAGAAACCATATCATCAGATTATGTGTTTGTTAGGATTAAAAATGGTGAATATAATTATACAACAAATCCTTCATTTATCTCAGGATCTGGTACATTGATATATTCTAACTTTATTAATAGTCCTCAAACATATCCTACAACCGTTGGTATGTATAATGATAATAACGAACTTTTAGCAGTTGCTAAACTTTCTAAACCTCTTGTAAAAGACTTTACAAAAGAAGCTCTTATTAGAGTAAAACTAGATTGGTAATAAAATACCAAAATACTGTTCTATAAATGGGAAGATCTAAAAATACACTTAAGAGATCAGATATATCTACGACTCCAATAAAGACGAAGTATTCTGTATCTTATCCAAGTTCTTCTCTCTATTCTAATGGAATAACTATAAATAGAGGGGTCAACACTACATACGCAATAAGTGGGTCTACAGCTCTTAATTATAAACTAATTAAGCAGTTGTATTATAACGAGTATATTACAGGATCATACTTTCATTCTGCAAGTTATTGGAACGACAGTCTTCAATCTACTGCAGCATCTGGTACATTTGATAATGATGACAGATCTTTCCCTATAGCGCCTAATTCTCAAATTACAGTTATAGCAATACCAAGAACAGAATTTGGAGAACAAATATCCAGAAATTCTTTTAGTATAATTTCATCTGGATATAGTATTTCTGACGATGGGAATGGTAATTTAATAGGTACACAAAATACTGGTTCTCAACAGGCTTCTAATGAAGAATACGCAACTTATGGAGTTAGACTATATTCTCCTGGGTATGATACTTACGGAGTTGGTAATTATATAAGTTGGAAAACAGGATATGCTGGAGGTTCTTATGCAGGTACATTTTGGGCAAATTCTACAAGCGCAAATAAAACAGGTAGGCTTAATTACGCTGGTCTTTGGTCAAGTTATTCATTAACATACCTTGGATCAGGAACACTAACATTTACAGTAACTGCTGTATCTACTAAAACATATTATTTTGGAATAGGCTGTGATAATGATCTTTATTTATATGTTGATGGAAGATTAATAATAACTCAAGCTAATGATGCTACAAATAATAATAACTTTAAGTATTGGCATATCTATCCGGTAGATTTAACAGCAGGTAATCATACAATATCTATCATAGGAAATAATGAAGGAACATCAGGACCGAATAATCCAGGATCAATGGGAATAGAAATTTATAATAACACGTATTCGGAAGTATCGGCTAGTATAACAGCTGCTCCAACAGGTTCATCAACCCCTGCAGGAATTAGTATACTATATTCCAGTAAAGATTATTTAACTAGTGGTGTTTTTGGATATGCTAGAGCTTTAGTAGGAAACATATTATATTCTCAAGGAATAATTATAATAAAAGACTCTAACTATCAAGGAGCTTTAATTCCATAATATATGGCACTACTATATTCTCCATTTACAATGTCTTTTCAAGCTGAAAGCACCATTTATCAAAATGAGGTAAGATGCCATGTAAATGAGAATGATTTTAACTATACATTAAATCAAAGCGCAAATATACAAGGTACATCAGGATCTTATATAGATGCAGTAACAGGTTCAGATTTCCATCCTTATACTACAACAGTAGGATTATATAATGATCAAGATCAATTATTAGTAGTAGGAAAATTATCTAGGCCATATCCTGTCCCACAAAATACAGACATGACTTTTATTATAAGATGGGATAGTTAAAAATAAAGTAAATTATGAAATGGTTTTATAAAGATACACTAGGAGGATATAGAGAATTCCTTAAAGTAGAAGATTTTCCAGAGAATGCATACGGGTTTATTTATAGGGTGACCAACATAGTCACCAATCGTTTCTATATTGGTAGAAAGGTCCTTTACAATAACAATAATAAAGTATTAACCAAGAAGGAGATCTCGGAATGGAGCAAACCTGGGCGCGTCCCAAAGAAGAAGAAAGTTACTACAGAATCTGATTGGTTGGATTACTTTGGAAGTAATAAACAGATAAAGGCAGAGGTCAAAGAGCTTGGCCCTCAAATATTCACTAGAGAGGTTTTGCAAATTTGCTTTTCTAAAAAACAACTAAGTTACTGGGAAGTTTGTTGGCAAATGAAGTTAGATGTACTTCATATAGACTCATATAATGATAATATACAAGGAAGGTTCTTTAGAAAGGATCTAGAATAAAAAAGCCCCAACCGAAGTTAGGGCCTTTATATATGTATGGGCTGCAAGGTTAATTTGTAGGAAGTACTCCTAATTTAGCATTAGCTTCTGCGATGGCACCTTCAAGTGCATCTAGATGTATTACTATTTTATTTAGAGCCATCATCCAATCTTTAAGGCCATTCTGACTTGCTATAGCATAAGCACTTGACAATTCGTCTCTAAAGTTTTCAAGATGATCTCCTGCCATTTGCCATATATCTACCTCTTCATTCAAGCTATCTGAAGACATACCAGCGCCATAAGCTTGGTTGACAATGGTAACAGCTTCCTCTCTATCTACACCTGCTTCTTTAGCCTCTAATGCGGCCTGTTCAAGAGCAACTCTAGGATAATTAGACCCTTCTTCCATTTCTACACCAGAAGAACTTACTGTTACTTCTTCATCCACTTCTTGTAGAAGAGGATTGTTTGCAGTATATTGTTTATAATTAAATGACATTATTATTATTTTTTTTATTATCTAAGACCTAAAGTATCTTTTACTACTTGTAAGATATCTGCTTCTGATTCTCCTTGTTGTAACAAAGATTCTATAGCTCCAACAAGTTGATCATATTCATTTACATCAATATCATCTATGCCTTCTGCTACTTCTGATTCACCAAGATACTTTTGTTCTACTTTATCAAGATAAGGTTTAACATCTTGAGCATAAGATTCAAAATCAGGATAAGAACTGTCTCCTATAGTTTCATGATCTATAGATGCTTCTCCATGCTCAATTGAAGTTTCGCAGGCAATACCATTAACATTATCCCAACCTGGAGTTGCGTAAACAACCGCATCCTCAGAATTAATATAGTCGTTAATCCAGTATATAAGGTTTTGAAAGTCTTCAAAGTAGCAAGTCCAGTTACCAACTTTTTTACCATCGATACTGTCATTCATCCAATCATTAGTGTAGATCTGATCAGGTTTTTCTAATTCGCAAACAGGATCAACTTGATCAAACTCAAGGCTATCACCATCGAGTTTAGTATCTGGTCCTTCATAAGGAACTTTTTGATTATCCATTTTAGCGCCTTTCCAAAGATCATCATCTGAAGCTTCTTTAAGAGCTTGAAGGTCTATATAATTACCTAAAATTCCATGAGCGCCAAGATTGTGCTCTTTTAAATACTTTGCAATGTTAAAATCGTTCATTATAATAATTTTAATAACTATTAATAAATATTGAATTACTTAGAAAATAACATCTTAATTGCTCCCCATAATAATATAATAGGGCTAACAACTAAAGCGGAAACAATGCCTGAGATTGCAAATAGAATTCCTGTCATAACAAGAATACAGAAAGCCCAGGTTATTAACTTAATTCCTACTTGTAAGTCAAATGGAATTATGATTAGTCCTATACCTAATAATGAAAGCAGGATCAAACAGATAGCTCCAACGTACTTAGCAAACTTAACTACTAAGAATGATATAAAAAGACAGACAAATAAAAATATAAGATAATTCATGAGTTTAAATTTTAATCTTTCCGCAAGGGGCCTAAAATTCCAGATATTTACAAATTTATTACTTACTATCAAAATCCTTTGGAGTCACTGTTAACTTCTCTCCTAGTTCATTTATAACATCAATAGCAACTTTAGAACTTATCTCGAACCCTTCTCTTTTAGGGTTAACTCTATAGCCAAGCCTTTCTAAATGTTGATGAACCTCTTCTTCTAGTCTTCTTGAATTGATACACTTGTATTTGAAAACAGAAAACCAGGGCGTTATCACGCCTGTCGCAGAATTGATCTCCTTGACCCTTTGATTAACAGAGGTGGTAGTCATCCCTATCTTACAAATCCCAGGAATAGATTTGTTAACAAGAACATAGACCCATTCAGGTTTTTTGATTGAAAGAGTTGGGTCGAGGATACCTTCCGAATAGTAGGTAACCTCTTCCCAGCCTTCCCAACCAGGATCATTAGATGGAGTAAGATTAAAGGCAACTGCTTTTCTCATTTTATAAGGATCTTCTCCTTCTAACTTGATATAATACTTAGCTTCTTCTAATGTAATCCTTTTCATCTATAGATTAAATTTGTTCTCTAAAAATACCGTCTTGGTAATACACATGACCGGTCTTATTATCAGTTACCATGTGAACATTTTCTTCTTTCAAGATCTGCTTGATATAGATCAGTGGCTTCTTGGTATTCCTTGTGTAATTAACACGACCGTTAGAAAGTTCTACTTTTAAAGAATAACCTCCACTAATTAATGTCCATGGGTGGACTCGATAACCTTTTTTTGTCAACATAAAACTAAGCTTTGTTTTGTTTGTAGATAAGGGCTTGATAAAAAGTTCCTTTTTCGGTGAAAGGAGATCCGATTGGTTCCCAATTCCTAGCGAGCCTTTCATTTACTTTGTCTGATAATTCTTGGGCTGTGGTGGCTGATACTAAAAAATACTGCATTTTATATTTGTTTTTATTTGTTACTAGATTGAATTTCTTCTGTTTTCATCCATGAATTCAAGATCCACAAGATGCAGGCAAGTTGCCAGGACCAGGCCATATAGCCATTTCCAAAATTGATATAGATAGAGGTTAGAGCTCCTACGATACCTAGAGTGTGTAATACTCTTTGAATGTTTATCATTTTCATTTAGAGAGTTTTATAAGTTGGTAATTGGCGTACACTACTATTGCAAATAGGAGTCCACTCAGAAAATATAGCGGATTGGTATTCATGGCCTTTGCCAAGAGTTTTAGCGCCTCGCAGACTGCTGCGCCGACCAAAAATCCACCTAGAGTAATTCCGATTGCTTTTAAAATGTCTAACGTTGTTTTCTTCATAGCTATATTATTTATATAAATTTAATCTTTTATTCCGAATCTTAAAACATCTTCTTTCAAGTGCTTTATCTGTAGCTCGTTCATCTCGTTGATCCTTTTGAGTAGATGTATAATCTCATCCTGGGTCTTAGCCTTTTCCCTGTATGTCTGGATCAGTTGTGACTGGTGATTGATCAACTTGAGCATAGCATCTTCTGTCTCTGTATTGAATAGGTTCCTCATTTTCCAGAGTGTTTAATGAATTCTGCTAGTGACTGAATCTGGCTGAATGTGAAAGTTGCATCTACAACATCTTGGGTGTACCAATTTGGTTTAGGAGAAACGGTTTGATCATCCCAATCAATCTCAAGGTCAATCCCATTAGAACAAGCCCAGATAGTGTTAGGTTTTGGTTTTACTGTACAAGCTTTAAGATGATCTAAGGCGATTTGAAAATTCCTCTCTAAACAAATAGCAAGATTTGAGTTACTGAAAGCAAAGGCTGGCTTTCCTTCACAATTACCAAACTCATAGCTGAAATATAGACATTGACGATCTGACTCATCTTCTAGAAGACTTTCAAACTTCGCTTCTGTGAATGGAGTAAAATCATAATTATAAGTCCAACCTAATTTTTCTGCTTCCTCTTTGAAAGCCTTGTAAAGAGAGAAGTGTTTTGCTGTAACTCCGAAACCTGATGGATAGTTGTTATTCTTTTTCATATTTTTGTATTTATATTTTGTTTAAGATTAAAAAATTTCCCCTTGGTCTGCTACAATATCCAAATATGCACGATGAAAAGCTACCACCGGATCTGTATCATGATTATAATATAGATTCTCTGCATGATCTAAGAACTCACTAAGTAGTCCTTTGTTATTTGCCTGGACAAGACGATCGAGTGCATCTTCAAAGTCGTGAGGGTCTATGGTAGACGCTTCAAAGGTTTTTAGGCAAGTAACAAACAGTGAGAAAAAGGGAGACTCGTTATTATTATTTTCCATTTTATTTACGTATTTATTTTTTATTAGGATTTGAAAAATTCCCGGGTGTGTGTGATTAGTCAACGCGGGGCCCCCTGCCACCAAGCCGCTATCTACCATAACTAGGTCTTTGCCATGATGCTAGTTAGATGCTAGTGACTAGTAGCAAGGTGCCAGCAGCCTACTAGTTACAGTAAGCGTCCGCTAACTGCCATAGGCCTTGGTTGAGTACCAGATCCTCTATAGGGTTCTTAATGGCCCTAGCTTGACGGTTATTCAATTGGAAGCCGCCTTTGATTAGGTTCTCTTGTACTGTATTGAATGTATGCCATACAGTAGGTTGTTCATCTATCTTTCTCTTAGCATTCAAGATGTCCATTACCTCATACTGTTCAGGCTGACGGTCTGAGTTCAATCTCATGGCCAAGGCTTCTACAGCGAACTGATATCTTTCTTTATCAGTCATTTCTTTTTGAGCCCATTGGCTGATCTTGCCTACAACATCTTTGAGACCAGATACCTTTTCATCCATAAGATCCTTAAGCTCTTGGAAGGTGTACTTAGTGTGACGCTCTCTAAATGATCCCATGTCTTGGTCCTTAATTACCAGACCATTCTCACAGACAAGACGGAAGAGTCCCATCTCAAATTGGATTGGCCTTGTACCATCATGTGAGTTGATAAGTACAACCTCAGGCCTGGCTTCTATTTCACCCTGTGGGTTCTTGATGTAGAGGTCAGGGTGTTGGAACCTAGTGATGTGGATACCCCAATTCTTACGGAGGTCCACGTTAGACTTAGACTGTTTAACTCCTGTGAGTACGTAACCCATATCTTGCATGTGATCGATAACCTCAAACGTAGGAGTGAACTGATATTTTGGGCTCTTGATCGTTGGAGCCGGAGATGTAGCGAAGATAGCTGGTGCAATTTCCTTAGCAGTGTCGAGAGAGATAGATGTAATAACGTTGTTCTTGAAATTTTGTGCGTTTGACATAACCTTTATTTTATAATGTAATTTAATTAATTTAGTTGATATAGAAAAATAAATCTTTGGAGTGACTTAGAACTCTGTGTTGAAGATGTCACTGATCTTTAACTTAAGAGTCTTAGTGTCATGCAGTTCTTGGTCATAGAGTTTGGTCATCTTATCCTGACCTGTCTCATTGAAAATCTTCATCATCTCCTGGATCCTTTCGATCCTGTTAGTAAGGGCTGCATCAAGGATACTGTAGTCGGCATAGTTGAATTCTAATGTCATATTGATTGTTTTGATTCTTAGTAAAAGTAAGACTTTATTCTGATACTTGGAGTTAAAGGGTTGTTAAATAGTCACAGTCACTCCATTCTTTCATTTCTATGAAGGTAGCTACCTCACACTCTAGTTCACGGAATAATCTGTCACTGTCACCAACAGAGAACATTGCTTTAACGATCTTGGTATCAATGTAATAGCGATTAATGGTATCAGGACCGTCAATCAGGTCTGTTGCCCAATTGGCAGTCGATGGTAGATTCATATCCATACAGTATCGAGCAACAGCATAAAGATCCATACGGTTAGGGCATTCAACTGTCTGTGCAATGTTTGAGATGTTAGTGTTAGTAGTCATATCTGATTGATTTGTTACATTGTAAATATACTAACAATATCTGATACTTGGCACATTTTGTACAACTATTTTAAAAGTTTTTGTTTTATTTAGTAAACCCTACCTTTCTTTGAAGTTCCTTCAATGGATCTGACTCTGGATTAAAGATTCTTCAATGGCCTGTATAAGTAATTGATTATCAATCAGTTATAAAAAAGGCCCAGGATAGAGATCCCAGGCCGGTAACAATCAATAATTAATACAATACTAGTTGATACTGTTCAACCTTACTGCATTGGAGATACGACCTCTAGTCATATCGTAAGCTTCATTAACGATCTTGTCGTTGAAGTACTTACCTGAAAGCACATCCGAAACGTGCGTAGTAGAATAGCCGGTAGTCTGAGCAACCGAGGTAACGTCACCTACACGGAGCTTACGGTTAACACGGCTTACCTTTTGAATGTAGCTGAGTTTAGTGTAGCTACTTGGGCGGTTTGAATTTGTCATAACTGTTTTTCTTTGTTTATTAATATACAGTAAATATAAGACAATCTTTCAAACCTATTGCAGTCTATCTTTATAGTAGACCACTTTATTCTTGATCGTAACAACCCATAAGCCTCTCTTGAAAGTCATCGATTGCTATCTGTGTAGACCTGAAAGAGTCATAGTCATTCTTAGATAGATCAGGCCAATGCTTATCATCATCCCATCCTTTAGGGAACATTGGTTCATAGGTAGGATTCTCTTGCATGAATTCGTCTTGGCTCATGCTGACCAGTTTTTCTAATTCTTTCTTATTCATATATAAAGCTTTTGTTTAAGTAGATATTCTGCAGGGCATTTCTATATAAAGCTTTTGTTTA